GTGCTAACAGGGAAATTCTTCAAAGAGCTGTGGCCAGGTGGTAGAGCCCTGGCGCCGGCGAACGGCTGGTTCGAGTGGATACCAGACCCAGCGGATCCGAAGCGCAAGCAGCCGTACTACATCACAAGCGACAACGGCGCCCCGCTCTATTTCGCTGCGCTTGCAGAAGTGCACCAGAACACCGAGCCAGACGAGCGCGATGGATTTGTGATCATCACCGCAGCAGCGGATCAGGGACTGATCGACATCCACGACAGGAAGCCCTTGGTGTTGGCCCCTGAGCTCGCGCGGGAATGGATCGACCCGACTACATCGCCGCAGCGGGCTGCGACGATCGTGGAGCAAGGTTGCATGCCAGCTGCCCAATTCCGGTGGTATCCGGTCGGTAAGGCGGTAGGAAATGTGAGGAATGAGGGTGAGTCGTTGATTACACCGATGAACAACGAAAATCATCAGGGTCAGCTAGAGTTTTGATGAGTACAAGCACCGCGAGATAACGATCATGCTAAAACAAGAAGCAGACGACGTGATTGAGCGTATCAGGGACGATCTTAAAAGGCACGGTGTGCTGATCGGCTTTGATCCAGAGTTTACCACTGCTGAGTTCGGGTGCGACCTTGACCACTACGTTGCTCAGGTCAGAGAGGATCCGAACAACCGTGTACTAGGTATCGCGATACATGACGAAGGCTTATGGGCCCAGCTCCAGCAAGGCACGGTGTATCGCTGTGTTGTCAGTGATTGTCGAGGGAAGCTTTTCGGTATTCCTATTACGATAGAACCGAGAACCGATGCGTCCTACACCATTCAATACAAGCTCTGAATGCTACCTGCAGATTGATAGCCATTCAGCCCTGCCCAGTGGAGGGCTGATGCGGACACGATCAGGTTTTTCAGCGCACAAAGAAAAACCCCGCAGATTTTCATCTGCGGGGCTTTCGAATGGTGGAGGTCGACGTCGGAATCGAACCGGCCCCGCCCGGCGTACTTGGTTGGGTCATGCCCCTCGCAATGTTGATATTGGCCACCTCAGGCGGCCGGCTTGCAGCGTCGATCAGCTGCTGTACGTCGTGGCTTGGCCCACACCCACGAACTCTTCGACGTCATGGCCGCTCAGGTAGAGCTTGGGTAAACCGTCTTGGGTGAACTTGGGCGCACCGTACTCATCGGTTGCCTGGGCGATGTGGTAGAGCTCGTGCTCGACCCGGGTGCAGAACTGAGCGTCGGAGCACTGGGCGCAGTTGTCGGCGGCCAGGGTGATGAGGTAGGTCGGCTCGTCTCCAAACCATTCCCGCATCTGCTGCTCTTGCCGAGCCTTTTGCCACCCGCCTGCGCGGAACATCAGCTGCTCGGCCTGGCCGAGAACTACCCGCCCCTGCTTAGCGATTCCGGACGATGCCCATAGCACGCCGATGTTGGCATCCATCAGGTGGGCGTGATCTGGGTTGTGGATGCCGCCGGTGTCAGTGAGGATCTCGCTCTGCACCCAGTCCCATACGCCGGTAGCCGGGCGCAATGTGAGCCACAGCGATTCGAGCAGGTCTACCGGTGGAAGGGGTCTAGCCAAAGTGCTTGGCCTCCAGTCGCTTGTGGCACCGACTACCAACATGAGGCAATCTTACAAAGCACCATTGATCAGATAGGGATTTCACTGATGCCATTTCCACCGAAGGAACGTGCTGCACTATTACAACTCAAGGGCGTAGGCCCAACGGTCATCACCAGACTTGAGCAGATGGGTATCGCCTCATTGGCCGAACTGAGCAGAGCCGATGTAACCGACATCTTGGCGCGAGCATCTGCCGCATTGGGATCGACATGCTGGAGAAATAGCCCTCAAGCAAGAGCTGCTATTACTGCCGCCGTCGATTTTGCGAAAGATGCACTTAGCCGATAGCCCATCCTTACGTGAACACCATCCTGTGCGTCTCGGCATGGGCATGACCGTGCAGGATGGCCACAAGATTAGTCTTGGCCAGGGCCAAGGTACGCTGGTCCACGCCTTCGATCTAGCCGATTTGCTTGAACAGCTCACTGGCATCGGCCTCCAGGGCCTTGATTGAGTTCATGCCATCGATCTCGCTCTGAGTGAGGTCGCGGTAACCTGTGATCTTCTTGTGCTGGTTGTCCATAGGTGGTCCTCAGATTGTCGCGCCACAAGTTCTCGAAGTCAGCCAATGGCAGTCACTTCAAGATTCGCTAAAAGGACCACTAGACGATCTTCCCGAGCCACGGATCCAAGGAAATTGGTGAAGGACTCAGGAAGGAAATCATCAAGCAACTGGGCCTCAAATGAGGCCCCACCACCCTGAACAGACGTCCAGTCAGCCCCATGAGAGGAAACATGTACGACTACAAAATCGTGGCTCACGAACGGGCGCTTGGTCGCCTTCGAGCACACCTCGAAGCTCGAGAGCCTGGAAGAAGCTCTGGCCAAGTTCGGAGTTCGACTCCAGGTGATACCTACCGCGCTGCAGGCTGCTTGATCGCGCACCCAAGGGGTCGGCACTCTCACCGGCCCTCTTGAGGGCCTGTTCGGGCAATAAAAAACCCGGTACTTGGCCGCGCTCATGAATGGGTGCGGATGACCGGCACTGAAGCCGTGTCAGGGTGCCTGTGATCTGCTGGGGACGGGCCTTTAAACAGCGTTGCGACCTCTTCGCTTTTCGCTCCGGCCGCCTTGCCCCTCTCACACTGCACTTTCAGCGTCATCTGCATAAGCGAAAAAGCCCAGCGCTAGGCTGGGCTAGGAGGATTTAGTTGGAAGGCTGTCTACTGTGATGCCAGTAGAGGTACAGCAATCCCAGTGGCGCGATGAAGATCGCCAGGAACCAGCAGATGAACATCGTCATCACTTTGATAAACAGCATCAGCAGCGCATTCACGAAGAACATGTTGCGGCCCATGATGAAGCCCACCACGCTCTCGTACACAAATCGAGAATAGGGATAGAGCAAGGTACTCACCACCGAGATGGCTACCGTTGCGAAATCAATACCTAGTGGAGCGCGTGATTTCATGTAAATGAAAAAAGCCCCAAACAGCGCGCCGAAGAATAACTGCCGAGCGTAGTAGCTCGGGGTTAGCCCCCAAAAGTCATTGCCAAAAACTGTCGCATAAGATCCATCTCAAGGTTCAAGGGGCGCAAATTCTACCAGTCTGGCCCCACCTCAAGTAAATCCCTAAACGAACAAGCCCAGCTCTATGGCTGGATATTTTGGCGATGTTTGTCGAGTATGCGACCTACTCGACATCGGGCCTGGCGCCACCTTCGTACGCAATGGAGGCGATGATGGCTCTGAGGATGCCCGGCCCCAAGCCGGTCACCCCTGATACACCATCCCAAACCAAACCAAATTGCCACCATGCCGCATCCGGCCACGGAGGGCGGCGCATGCATAGAACCATCGGGGGCAAATCTAAACCTCTGGACTATCGGTACTCCAAACAGCCAGTTCGTATCCATCTGGGTCGGTGAAGTGGAATCTCCGCCCTCCAGGGAAAGAGAATATTGCTCGACTGATACGGGCGCCCGCCGAAACAAGTTTACGTTGCGACTCTTCGAGATCAGTTGAATACAAGATCACCATCGGGCCTCCGGGCTGCACGGGCTCCCCGGTCGTAAAACCACCAGTAAGACGCCCATCGCTAAATTCTGTGTAGCTGGGGCCATAGTCCACAAAGCTCCAGCCGAAGACCTCACCGTAGAAAGCCTTGCTGCGCTCAATGCTAGCCACATTGAACTCAATATTATCGATCTTGCTGTCTCTGCTCTGGCTCATCTAAACCTCCTTGTTTGATGCACGCAATCTAACACGACGCAGTCTTGTTCACCTCTAACAGCCACAGACCAAATCAATTTTTCGCCATTCACACTGCCACCATGCCGCATCCGGCCACGGAGGGCGGCGCATGCATGGACAAAGCCATGAACATCGAGACATCGACCGTCACCAAGCTGCTGATCACCGAGGTGCACGGCCTCGAGCCGATCAGTGTGTACCTCGAAAACCTGGCGCCATGGAGCCGAACCCTGACTGGGCTTACCTCTGCCGCGCCATCGCGACAGTTCAGCAGGCCCTGGGCAAAGAGTTTCCGATCGCCGCCTGCCCCTCCGGCGCTGCCCGCCAGCACCTCAACGCTTGCCGCCGAGTGTGGGCGGCAGGGCCGTGAAGAACCAGTAGATTCCAGTTCCCAGCACCAGGGTCCACCGGCTTTGCGGGTTGAGAAACATCCCAACCACCCCAAGCGTGATCAGGGTCACGCCAGCCCACCGTCTGCGCTTCGGGTTGAACCATAGCTGGAACGCCCGAAGTCTTTCACGCAACTGCATTACCACTCTCCCTGCTTGGTAAGCGGCTAAGCATAACAACAGCAGCGCTGCACGCCAGCGCCTTCCCCACATACGAAAACGCCGCCTGATGAGGCGGCGCTGACTGACGAAGACCGGACGTTACCAGGTCTTCGGCTCTGACTTCTTGTACGAGCCACCGGTCATGCACTTCTCGACCAGGTCTTCGCGGGCCTTGTTGTCTGGAAGTGTTTTCAGGTAGTCGGGCTGGCAGTGTTCGCTAGTCGGCTCGTAGGCTGCCGTGTCGACGGCGTCTTCTTTGCAGCCAGCCAAGCTTATAACGAGTGCCGCAGCGAGGATTGGGGCAAGGCATGACTTCACGGCTTGAACCCCTTGTCCTTACTGCGATCGGGAGGGGTGATATCCCATAATTTGTCGCTCGCCTCTTGCTGCGCCTTGGCTTTCTTGTCCGCCTCGGACTCCCAGCATCCGCTGAGTGAAATTGCAGCGATGGCAACGATGGCTGCGCCTACGATGGTGCGTTTCATGAGGTTCCTTCCTGTGAAATGGCCGGGCGTTATATCAAACATCCCCACCCTCCGCAAAACGTGGCGCCGTGCCATCAGCCAGCGCCGTCCCCTATTCAACGATAACGCCTCTCCGGCGAGGGCGGCTCCTTGGCGATCAGCCACTGCCCAGGCTGTTGGTGTAACCAAGACTGGCAGACGCCTTCATTTGGAATTTGGCCTATCCAACTAGCTTGACCACTGGCCACGAAAAAAAGCTCCATCTTTTTACCCCTTTCCCCTCTATTCCCTGCCGCGATAGGCGGCCAAGGACGAAGTCATGCCTGAAAAAAGCAACTGATCCAGCCGCTGCAAGTGGAGCGCGATGAATGCGGCTTTTGGACCCACCCGGCTTGGCCGGACGACGGCGATGAATGTGCACTGCCGTTCAGCTGGTTCGGCGACCACGGCTTGGGGTACTGCGTAGTCGAGATGGAGAATGCACCCGAAGGGATGACCTCGACGAGGATTACCTGTGGGTTGACCAGAACAAGACCGACAAGAAACTGCGCATTCGCCGGCACGTTAATGGTGAACTGACTGGCCTTGGCCTGTTCATTGAGGCGTTACTTGAACGCCGCAAGCTGCAAGGCGTGCGTAACCCTTGCCTCGTCACCAACGACTCGGGTCTGCGGATGAGCTGGGAAATGCTCAGGAACCGCTTCAGCGAAGCACGCGACAAGGCCGCTCGGAAGCTGACGACCGATGGCAACGCTGACCTGGCCGCCTCAGTTCGGCAGTTCCAGTTCCGCGATATCAGACCGAAGGCGGCCTCGGAAATCGAGGACATTAGCCACGCCAGCAGGCTGCTGGGCCACTCCAAAGAAGAGATCACGAAGCGGGTCTACCGCCGAGTCGGCGAGGTCGTCAGCCCGACCAAACAACGACCTGATGCGGAAACGATGCCTGATTATGCGGAAATGATTGGGTTTTCTGACGCGCAAATAAAAACCCCGCAGACGTTAATCTGCGGGGCTTTCGAATGATGGAGGCCGAGGTCGGAATCGAACCGGCGTAGACGGATTTGCAATCCGATACAAGAATTGCCACCTCACGCGGCCTAGGCGAAAATATCAGTTCCGAAACGAATCTAATTTCCCAGGGCGGCAACCCGCATTCTACAAGGGTCGCAGATTTAGTTTTGGAACCGTTTTTCGGGCACTTTTGAAGATTTCAACAGCCCCATCCCGGCGCTCTGCCGACGACGATCCGTCCTGGCTCGTCACCATCCCAACTATTCGCAATCTCGTAACTGAACAGGCCGATGTGGTACGCCTCATCAACCTCCATCAACCCCCACGCCTTGCCAGCCTCCGACAGCTCCAGCATGTCAACCAGGTTCTCGTCGCTGACCTCTCGCCTACGATGGGCCGCATACGCCATCTCATCGAGCACGGCAGCGCGCCCTTCGGGATCGGTGACCAAAGCGAACCGGTCGTTCAGTTCGTCCATCCATGCCTGTGGTATCCCGGCCATCATTCTGCCCTGCACCACCAGGACTGCGCATACAGCACGCCGTCAACTTCTTCAATCCCGTTGATGTTGATGCCGAGCTGGGCCATGCCATTGACCTTGGCGTCGTGCAGGCGCGGGATAATGTCCGGTCCAGGTGTAGAGTTGAACACCCAGGCCTGAGTCGATACGCGCCCCAGGGGCTCGCTGTGGTGATCACCGATGTGGACGTCCGCGCGGAGTGGCTGGACTTTCCGTAGGCGGTCAGAGGGTAAGGCCACGCCATGCTCGCGGCGTCGAACGAGAAGGAAGTACATGCGGCACCAATACTGTATAGATAAACAGTATCGTATAGTCCCTCAGCATTGCAGGCAACGACCGACCGGCGGCCTAATGCAGCGAGGCAAATCCTTGCCTCGGGCCTTGGCCACCACGCGGAGCTGGTAGTCGGACACAACCTGGAGCAGCGACTCAGCGAGCAGGCGCAACCGCTCGATCTCTTCCGCCGACGCGCCACGATCCTGAGCTTGGTAATAGCAGGGCGTCGATCGACTGCTGGATCAGCGGCTCGCCGGCCTCGGCCATGCCAATGAAGGTGCGCTTGTCCATTGCCCTGCCCCTATCTTCATAGCAGCGCGCCCAGCTTGAAAGCAACGCGACACAGAAGAAGCCCAGGACGCCTAGCCGGGGTTTTTTGTTTTGATCGGCATGATGTAACCTCCGGTGGCATTTTGATTTAGCCAGGAGGAACAAGAATGCTTAGGAGTGAAGTATGGGCCCGTCAAATTCTCAGGGTGGCAATGGCTGAAGATGAGTTTGGCAGTGGTGTCGTGAGGTCGAAAATTCGTAGTGGCTTCAAGGACTACTTGGGTAGCACTGGCAGTAACCTTGGTGCGGACCACGATAATATTGTCGATTACCATCTTCATCTGCTTGAGACGGCTGGCTACGTGAAGTGCACCCCTTCTAGCTCAAGTCGAGCGTACGACACAATTCAGTTGACCTGGGCAGGTCACGACTACTTGGAGCAGTGATCAAGCGCTCTGCGCGAGGTTAAGAAACATAGGACGCTCCGCACGCCAAGCCCGCTATTCGGGCGCGGTCATAAGCCTTCGCCAGCTCTCCTGCTCGCTCGTCAGCCCTTGCGGGCAGGTCGGGGAGCACCCCGGCGGCGCGGGCGGGGAGCGAACCCTTTACACCAACACGCGGCCGAGGCCCAAAAAAAACGATCAGGCCTTCACTATCCAGTTATAGATGCGCTTCACGTACCCAAGAAAATTCCAAGCGAGCATGGCGCCTATGAGCGCCCCGAAGAAGCCGAGCTTGAAAATGCTTTGTTGCCAAACACTCGACGAATCTAGCAAGAGGTATGCGACTCGACGCAAGCCGATTTCATAGTAAGACTGGTAGGTGACAAAAAAGGCGACCAGACAGAGCGCTATGGACAGGATCACTACAACAAACCCAAGCCTGTTCACCGGGCTTTCAAACTTCTCAAGACTCATCCTTGCCCCCTCCATTGAGGCAAGGCATTCAACCAATTCCAAGCGTTGAAAATCAAGTGGCTAACGCATCAATCATCGCAGCAGCCAACTGCTATGCATGCCTTATGCTCTGCCGCCGCCCAGCAGGCAGCCCCCTTTCACTTCAAGGGTGCCGGTCTTGCGGAGACCGGCAGCGCCCCTCTTCGAGCATGGCCTGTGCAACTGGTCACTGGCCAGCCTTTATCCCAACGATGACCGACTCGCACGCCAGCCCCGCTACTCGGCTCCGCTCAAGCGCTTTCGCGAGGCTTCCCGCCATTCGGTCAGACTCTTCAAGCAATCCCCCGAGCACCACGACGGCAGAGGCTCCTGCCTGGCGCTGCTGGGTAGCGATGGCACCGCAGGTCGCAGATCTGCCGGCCCGCAGTCGGGCGATTTCCCCGCGCAGGCCGACAGCCCTAGACTCAGCATCAGCAGCCCTGCTTTCAAGATCGGTGTATTTTTCATCTGCTTTCCTTCCGACTTCGTCCGCCAAAGACTGGCGGCGCTGTTCTTCGGTTCTGGCCTGGGCGGCTGCTCGCCGGTCGCGCTCGGATACCTCCAGCCGATAGTCGGCCAAGGCCTTGTCGGATCGGGAGGTTCCCGCGCGCGCATCAGCTGCAGCACCATCAGCGATCACAACCCGGTACTGCTGCCCGCCGGCAATCAGCATCAGGGCGATCAGCCACCAGCACCAGGCCGGTACTGCGGTGAGCCAGGTCATACCAGTGCCCGCCGCACACCCTCGTCAATGATCGCGGGCGTGTACGGGTTGCCGCCGTTCTCGTGGATGATGATGCTGACGACCATCCCGCGGAGCGTGGCGGCATCCTTGATGTTTATCTGGTCGGTGGCGCGCACGCCTAGGCGCTTGGCCACGGCCCCCGCGTAGGCCTGGGTGTCGTTCTCGTTGCTCGGCGCCCAGCGACTGATGATCTCGAGGACCGTATCGATACCCTTTCCGCCCACGCCTGGCATCCCGTCTTTGCCCCGGTAGTTGATCAGCAGCTTGCCCAAGGCACGAATGCCGTTCTCTGGCGTGTCGAAGATGGCGAAGCGGCCACCTGGCTCCTTGCCGACCTGGCCCTGCCAGTCATTGCGCGGGTTGAAATCGATGTTTCCGGGGTTCCGGTTGCGGATGCCTCGGGGTGTGGTCATGGTTATCTCCAGGCAAAAAAAACCCGCACGAGGCGGGCATAGATGGTTAGTTGCGAGCCACTCATGCTAAGCAGGATGCAGCACCGGGAATTCTATAGTTCGAGGCGAGGGTGGGCGATCAGGTGGCGCTACACCTACAACGTGGTATTCTCGAGATTTTACAAATCAGGATGTAAAATGAAGGCTGTAACATACTGGGAGTCAGCCCCAGGAAAAACAATGCCACCTTATATCGCACTTTGCATAGCCACAATGCGACTAGCGCTTGGGTCGTCATTCCTTCTTTTGCATGAAAATAATATTTCTGAGTTTCTGCAGGGTGATTTTCAAGAGAAGTCATGGGCTTTCAAACCCAGAGAAAAAGAACAAGACCCCGAAATAAAAGCGATCGTAGCCAAAAGCGACTATATAAGGATGGCGTATGTGGCTCAAAATGGCGGTTTCTGGATGGATACCGATACGATCGTCTTTAAGAACTTTTTGCAAACTTTTGAACTGACAAACAATTCAATTTACTGGCATAGCGAGCAGTTTTTCGGAGGGAATAGCGGCAGCCGACTATTAAAGACAGCTTGCGCTAAGGCGCTTGCTGACGAGTACCAGTCATGGGGCAATCCGGGTGACATTAAAAATCTAATTCAAGCCAACCCCGAAGAAGCAAAGACGATACCGCCAGAACTAATAGACCCAGGCTATCGCCCCACCTACACATACGCCAACTGGGAAATACTTCTAGACAAGGAAATTAACGTACAGGACTTCCTAAACAACAAGGAAGCAAAACTTATGAAACTTTACAACACCTACCTGCGCGAATCGGGCCTAGGACTTTTGAGCATGGAAGAGTTCTTTGACTCCAATACATTGATTTCGCGTATATTTTTGTCTCTTAATCCTGATAAAAAATTCTGGATCACCCAGACTGACCGTATATTGAGGTACCACAACGCATCATGATGAAATAAAGGCGCCTCAAGTTTGCTAGCACGCAGGCCCGCATTACGCGGGCCTCTGCTGCCCTGTAAGTCACCCCGCCTTGATGACCGCCATAAATTCTCGATCACGAGGTACTTGCCAAATCTACATAATTAGGGCAGATAGAATCTTGCGGTCACGCAGTGGAGTTAGCTTGACTGGATGGCTGATTGATAGGTTGCTGCTGAGTAAGGCCCTTCTGGCGCGCCAGCTGTTCGATCACCTTATCGCGCTCGCCGTATAGGGAAACGACTCCTTCCGACATCACAAGTACGCGATCTAAGCGTGTAAGGACGTTTGGCCGATGCGAGACAATGAAAACTGTTGACCCTAACTCTTTGAGCCTTTCGAGAGCAGCCCCCAAAGCACGCTCACCTAATTCATCAAGGTTTGAATTCGGCTCGTCGAGGACTATCAGCCTAGGAATACCATAGATCGCTCGGGCTAGACCGAGCCGTTGACGTTGGCCGCCGGATAGGTTGACCCCCTCACTACCGATGACGGTCTCGTAGCCGTCGGGTAGCATGAGAATCATCTCATGCACCCCGGCAATTTTTGCCGCCTGAACGACCTTCTCTGGATCAACAGTCTCGAAGCGAGAGATATTGTCGCTGATGGAGCCTTCAAATAGCTCGATGTCTTGAGGCAAGTACCCTACATATGGACCAAGGTCGTGCTTATTCCAATCAGTGATGTCAATATTGTCGAGGAGTACGGCGCCGCGTTCGCAAGGCCAGATTCCCAAGAGTGCACGTACTAGCGTTGACTTACCTGCACCACTCGAGCCAATGACTCCAACAATAGAACCGGCGGGAACAGAAAAGCTGACATCCCGCAAGACTGGCGTCGAACCACCAGGAGGGGTTACTACTAAGCCCTCGACATGAATACACCCCGTAGGAGGCGAAAGTTTTTTACTCTCGGGCTCAGCACGCAGATCTCTCATTGCCTTGTTCAAGCGGTCATACTGGACCTTGGCTGAAATGAAACCCTTCCAATTTCCGATGACTTGATCAATCGGCCCCAGCGCTCTCCCCAATAGCAAAGACCCTGCTATGAGGAGACCAGGATTAATCTGATGAGTAACAACTAGGTAGGCACCAATGGCGAGCGCAATGGATTGTGACCATGTACGAAAGGTTTTGGAAACTGAGCTTATGAGTGCTCCCTGGTCGCCTGCGTCGGATTGCATCCTTAACAGTTTTCGCTGTCGACTCGCCCATCTGTTCATCAGCGTCTCAAGCATACCCATCGACTCGATAACCTCAGCATTACGCAGGAGCTTGGTCGTGATAACATTAGACTCGACGATCTGCCTATTTGCTTCAGCGGTAACCTTTCCTGTAGCTTTATGATTTATCACGGCCAGCACAATAAGCACTAGTGCGCACCCGATAGTAAACCAGCCCAACCAAGGATGGAACAGGAACATGACCGCTGTATATACCGGGAACCAGGGAGCGTCAAAGACGGCAAGAATTCCTGAGCCGGTGAAGAACTGCCTAAGTGCGGTTAGGTCATTTAGCGATTGAGCCGTTGCATCAGTGCCACCGCTATTGAGTGCGCGTTTAAAGCTTGCACGGTAGACGTCCGAACTGAGTAGAACAGAAAGTCGGTTGCTGACTCGAACCAGAATTCTAGAGCGCACCCATTCCAACGAGCCGGACGTGACAATCAAGCCTGTCAGGACGATGGTCAGAATCCCAAGCGTTGAGGTGTTACCTGAAGGCACCACTCGACCTGAAACCTGGATCATAAAAAAGGTCGGGACCAGCATTAGAGCATTCACAAATAAGCTGAAAAACCCAACCGACAGAAAACTTACTTTGCAAGCTTTGATAGCAGCATGCAATTTATTGTCCTTTAAGGTACTCATGGCATCCGTACTGATCTGAACACAAAAGGTGCGCAGTGTAGCATCTGCTTGCGCCATGCGGGCCCAGATGAAAATACATTCATGAGCGCGACCGCGGCCCAAATTCTTGCGGATGCTGCAAGAGGGGAATGAGCCTGGGCACAATCCCCAACCGGGAGGAAATCACAAAGGGACTAAGGATTGAGCAACGCTGCCCGGGCCTCTGCTGCTCCTCGCGACCGCAAAGAGCACCAGATTAGAAGATGCCCGGTATCACTCGGTGAGCGCCGAATCTTGCGTCTGAAGCGATTCCCGGGAGGCAAGCACTTTACGAATAACGGCGACAAGCAATTCACAGCTTTGCGCATCCGCCTCATTGCTCAAGATTACTTCGCCATTGGCCCCCTTGATATCCCCGTTGTGGTCAGCCCGGAATACCCCAACAACCCGATCAGAGCCCTTCAATGGCGAGCCGGTGACAATCGTCGCTTCAAGGTGGCAAAAACCGTCTGACACCACCGGAGCAACCTTGATGGTGAATGGTTTTCCAAGAACTATACCGGTTACGAGCTTAGCTTCCCGCTCTACGTTGATTTGAGCATAACCTTTCAACACACTTTCACTGAACTGAGGCCAAGCATCTATAATCTCCCATAAATGATCACCCGCCATATTGAGGCTTGCCTCGATTCTCGTAAGGCTATTGCAGAAGTCCTTGCGATCGAACTCTAGATCCATCTTTTCCATCTGGCAGCTCCAGCTTGTTTGCATGAGGGGCCCTATCTACATCAAAACCAATAGGTTTTCCAGTCCGCGTGGTTATTTTCTGTGCAAAAACCTGGAAATGCTGCCCGCACTCACGACTCCTTTCGGCGTTGCGCGAAGTCAGATACAGCCCTGAGCCATCCGCTTTCAGGGTCCAAGACCGGCGCGGCCCCTGAAGAATCGCGGGACCGGCTGCTGCCCCATACGATGCAACCATCAGCCCCCAGAGACTCAAGCGCTCGCAAGCGCTGACTCATCTCGTCGTAAGATAGCCAGCGCGTAGCTCGACCCTCGCCAACCTCCGGGGTTATATAAGGGATGATTTTTTTGGAGGTAGAATATTTTCGGGCAGCGCTGATATTGTAGCGCGCACTTTCAAGCCAAACTCCGAAGTCACTCCCGCCGTAGTTATAAAGAGATGGGCTAAAATAATCCACCGAAGCCGCAACCTCATTATACCTTGCGTTGATTTCGTCATACTTTTTGACTTTACTCGCAGACCATCCAAACGTATTCTGAGGCACTGTCGCATAAAGGCCGATAATCGCTTCTGGATGTGACCTCCTATACAAGCCAATCGCCTCTAGAATTCGGGATGGTGTTCTTTCATCAAACCGATCCCAGCTTTCGAGATCAAGCGAAATCATATGAGATTGTTTTTTTTGGTAATCCGCGGCAACAGCTCGAACTTTTGCTTGACTTATAGTCGCATTGTTTTTTCTATCTTTTGTGCGTGGAAAACTTAAAATTTTATTATCATACACAACCTCAATGGGCCTCACTCCAAGCTCTGCAAGCCAGGCCTGATCAGGCTCAGCCTTGACGGCCGCGCCATCCACTAATCGAGTTTTGTAGGGGATGAATCCGTACACATCGAATGCGGCAGCTACCACGGGGTGGATGCCACACGCAGCCATTGCTAGGCTCACCCATACTTTACTAACAGCCATCTTATCTCCTTGCGCGAGCTGCGATAGACACACTAGCGATGTGGATCACGCTGCCTTACACAACGTTCCCTCCAGCCTTCAAGCCCACATCGAAGGCTTGCAATCAATCCATTTTTATCAAAAGGCGAGTGCTCAGCAAGGCTGTCGAGATATTTCGCTACCACCAATACGCAGCCATGTCAATGGTCTTTGCCAAATTCCGCCCTCCTCCGCTAGATTGTGCCGTTTCCTAGCGCTGATCGATGGTTGCTACGATGCACGTCATTACTTTATGGTATAACACTAACAGCCATAATTTAAGGAAAGGGCATGTCTATCGAAATCCATACTATAACCTTTACCGGCGACTCAAGGCTGCATGAACTGCAAGCACTTTCAATAGATAAGAAATTTGATCATAGCGCGATATCGAAATACCGAATTGTAGTTAATGACAAGAATGAGAGCGCCGTCAGAGAAAGCATTGAGAACTTTTTAAATAACAACATCTCTTTAGCACTTCGCCAAAAGACTGAGATCGTTTCATCTACTAAATATTTAGAGATTGGAACTGACGGCTGGAAAGACCAGCAATACCTGAAACTTTTTTCGGTGGCAGACTCCAGCGCAGACTGGGCAATTGTGCTTGACGCCAAAAACCACTTCGTAAAGGACACACTAGTTTCAGATTTCTTCGAAGGCGAAAAAGCCAAAACTACATTTTCACACCCATCTCCACTATTGGAGCCTCTTCTTCTTGGCTCCAACGAATTTTTCGGCGTCGACAATTATCCTGGCGCCTCTATGCCAACTATTACCCCTTACACCATGAAGCCCGAACTTGTAAGGCTTATGTTAAGCAGGATTAAGTCTGACGCCCGCCTAGAGGGATCTGGCAGTCTTTCTACTGCGCCAGCCCTTAAAAAGGTAAGCGAGTTCTTCCTCTACTTTGCATTCATGCAAAAAATTGGCTGCGTTGGCGATTATTATCAAGCCTCGGGCAAGCTCTGCGAGACGCTTTACACTACTTGGCCGCAAGACCATGATATTGTAGAGCGATTCCTGAACGACCTGCTTGCTGGAAAGTATTTTGTTTTCGGGCTGCACCGGAAGCGCCTACCTCAATTAACCGACAGAGAAAAAGAGCTAATATCGGAAATATGGAAACCTTTAGGGCTTCCAAAGCCTCACAGCTATTACCTAGAGGCTGTTTAATGAAACTGAGCCCGAGTTAACATCGGGCTCAGAACCAACACAATATCTTATCTAATAAGAAGCTTTCTCCACGCGCACCCTGAGCGTTCCTGCGCCCAAGTCTATGGCTGACCCAGTGTCGTTTCTTAGGAAGACCTCAACCGTGTCTTGAGCTGATACGCTCGCTTTTAGGGCAGCTCCACCCAGCGGCAAGGTGAAGGCTGCGTCAGTGAAATCACCAATGCTGACCCCTGGGACGGTCACTGTCTGGGCAGGGGATTGTTGACCGGGCGCTACGCTTGGAGGGTTCCAAGCGACCGATCCGTATAGCTTTTGATGCCTATCTGCGGGCAGGAAAAGCATTGGAGTCTCGCCCACGAAGACCCCTGCGTAGCATATATCGATATTGAATGGTGTTCCGTCATCGGTATAAATCTGGATATCCGATACAGTGCCCGCAGGGATATCAGCTCCAGTCGTCATGTTGACAGTTGACCATTCACTATCAGTCAGAGTGGCACTGAAGAAGAGCCCGGAGAACGAGACTCTTAGCGTCTTGCTACCGGATGCTGCATTTCTCGCCACAAGCACGCAACTGCACCTAGCGGTTGTCGGCAGGGCTTTAGGTCTGATCCTGACAGAGTTCGAAGCGGTGAGCGCCTGATTGATGTTGAGGTAGTTTCCTCGGATTCCTCCAGAAAAGGATGCCCCTGTTTTCGGAGTGATAGAGGAGCTGTTGGCAGACCCTACAGGCAAGCCAGCTCCTACATACGAAGGCAAAACGTCGTAGAAGTCACCGTTAGGCACCAGGTTGTAGCCCGTGTCGCTCTTCCATCCTGCGGCTCGGTCCGATCGATACCCGCTTGAAGAACCCCGGGCGACTTCAGAGATCGCGGCAAAGTACGGCATTTCATTGGCCGCATGAGAATCTGTGCGGATCCTGGTCTTCGGCCGAGACTTGAGCCGAACATATTTGCTGTCGAGATAAGTGTCATCGAACAGCATTTCGATGTCGGCGGTATTCGCAGGGTCAGCATACAAAATGTCAACCGTGTGGTAGCTGATGTCACCACCGTGCCATGTCCACGACTGTACATTCTGGTTGGCCATGAAGCGGAAGGCGTAGTCCTGCGCCTGAGCGTATCCTTGACTAGCGTTACCGCGGAGCGCAACGTTGATGAAGTCGAATTTGTTACTCGGCGCCGTCGAGTTCTGATGAGTCATGATGGCTTGGAACTGGCCGCCAATGAACGTGTTCCAGTAGTTGTCAGAGAATACCGTTCCCCGCGCCGACCCGCAGATCAGCAAGCGCATCTTCAGATCCTTCATCTGCGCAAACCATGCGCCGTTCAGGTGGAGGTCGGTGCTAAATCCTTCCAGGCCCGTGATGGTCAGCCGCTTGCAGCTATCGGCGCGCACTGCGCATTCGCTGACGATAGTAGCGCCAGTTGCTTCGACCTCTAGCCCGCCGATCGTAGGGCTTTGGCCAACTGTCTTGAAATTAATTTCGCTGACCACGTATTTGCCGGGCGGAATCAACGCTCGCCCGATCTTGAGTTGGGAAGTCCATTTTGCGAATGCCGCGGTGCCATCGGTAACGCCGTCAAGCGGACAGTTGAACCAATGGACGTTGATCCTCCCATCGTGGATTCGCTCATACACCACGCCAGTTACCGTGACGATGTATGTCCCGTCGGTATCGATGAAGCCAGGGATCACTCCAAGGCTTCTGAACTCTCCATACAGGCCCGGCCGGGTGACGACAATACGGCCGGAATTCCCTTGATAGGCGCGGAGCTCAGAATAGTCATAGAAAAAACCACCAAGCCAATCGGGGTTGATCTTCCCAGCGCTGTCGGCACGAGGGACGCCCTGAGCGATGGGGCCCTCTGAAATCTCTCCCCTGAGCTCAGCAATGGCTTGCAGGCTATCATTCGCCTGCCATCCATCATTGGTGTATATGAATTCTACCTGGTCTACCGCATTGAAGTATCTGTCACCTACCTGAAGCGGAGAGCCATCATCTCGAACGACTGGCGCTTCTGGCGATGGCAGCAGGAAGCGTTCCGTGCGGGATTGCGCTTCCGCAGCTGTATCGACGGCCTGCGCGGCGGCATCGGCTGCGGCCTGAACCTCGCCCGCTCGAGCAATGCTCTCCGGAAGCCAGTCGGCATCAATCTTTCCCGCTGAATCTGCCAGAGGAATCAGTCCGGGACTGGGTGTGACGGAAGCTGTGCCCCCGGTGACGACTGCCTCAGCGTTCCGCGCACTGGTGGCCGCACTCTCGGCGCTGGCCTGGGCTGCCACACGATCGGCCGCGACCTGGCTTGCCGCCTGCGTCGCTTCGGCGGCATGCTCGGCCGACACCTGCTCGGACAGCCCGGCAGCCAGTTGGCTTTGCGCGGCGGCATGTTCGCTAACGCTTGCCGCCGCCTGGCTTTCCTGTGCGGAGTTTGCAGACAGGGCAGCCTCGCCCATTGCTTCTTCCGCAGCCTCGGTAGCGGAAACCACCTGGACGCGAGCCTGCTCAACAGCAGCAGAACTGGAAGCGACCTGCGCTGCCTTTTCTGCAACGGCTTGGGCGTCAGACGAGACTTGGATGGCGTCGGCCTTGACCTGGGATGACAGCCCTTTGACTTCGATCAGATCTTGGCTGGTGCTGTCTCGCGCATCCTGAATCTGCCCCAGCAGCTGCACAGCCGCGTCAATTTCTGGCCCGGTATGGGCGCTGTTGTAAGCCATGGACTTTTCTCCGGGCACAAAAAAACCGGCTTTCGCCGGTCTGCATGAATTAAGTGGTTCAGGAAACAGTGAGGATTAAATTGCGCTCGGCGCCGGATAACGCATCCACTGAGACTCCAGTAACCTGATGCGGGAAGCCGATATTCGCGGAGTACACCTGCAGGGCCGGTGCATTCACTCGCTCCACCCTGGCGGCGGGCTCGGCACCTGTCATCGAGACCGCCCAACCTCTAGTTGTTTTCGGGGTGACCCCCACGGCAAGCAACAAGACGTTTTGCAGTTGCGTGGTCACAGCTACCGGTGCTGCGGGAGAGACATGTGCCTCGAGTTTTACGTTGGACCAGCCCTGGGCTCGGAAGGCCAGAACTGAAACGAATATCGAGTTTGATGCCGCTCGTGAATAGGCAGGAGCAGCGAGACCAAGCTCATAGCGTGCTGTGCAGACGTAGTCTTGGTTGCCTTGGACCCAATGCTTCCAGCCGCCTGCCGACATAGTCGTCCGAATGGTTTCATTGAGCGGCGACATGATTGTCACAACCAGGTCGCCAGGCTGCACTCCCGCCGGAAACTTAGCCTCCGCCGTCGTGGCACCGCTCGCCAAGAGGCTAGTTGAGCCTACAAAATCCCAAGCAGACCAAGGGCCTGGGAGCGCCCCTCCCATTAGAGCAGCCTCAATCATGAGCGAGCCCCCACTGAACCCACCCATCCGTCACCCACCCAGATCAAGATCACGGTGGTCCAGGCACTCCCAAGTACAGGTGTTTGGCTGTTATTCCAGAGAATGCTAGGAGGCCAGGTGACGTCCGATTTCCCAGTGATGTGGAGCACCAGCGTCATGGCCCTGTTTGCAGCAGGCGGGTTTGTAAATGTCAGTACTCGCGGCTGGCTAGCGTTGATCTTAAACACCTGACTGAGACTCAGATCGAGTGCTGCCGTCGTAGCAACGACGTCCAGGTCGTAACGCCTTAAGCTTCCGGAGTACTCGACGCCGGTCCCGTCTGACTTTGCAACCAAAGGAAGGCCCGCTTTTCCTGTGAGCGCGGGAAGCCCGGCAGCACCCTGTGCAGCAGCGGCTGCGGACTGCGCCGTATCGCGGTAACCCTTAGCTGCATCCGCCTGAGTCTTCGAGGCAGCTGCCTGTTGAGCTGCGGACTGAGCGCTCTGCGATGCCGAGTTCGCACGCTGAGTTGCCAGCTCGACTTGAGCGGCACCATTGGAGGTTGCCCGCTGAGCGCTCTCGGCCGCCGACTCTGCTTTATCGCCGACGTAGTCAATGGACTGGTTCATCTGGTCTGCGAACTGCGGCAGCGCCGCCATGAAGTTGTCGGCCAACGTCGCGAAAGTGCCCGCGGAGTTCTGTCGGCTTGGCGCCTCTGGTAATGGCGTGATTGTGGGTGTAGCCATCAGATGAGTCCTTCCACAGAAATAGAGCAGTCCGACGCCGTCGGCCCGCTGATAACCAAGTTGAATTCCTTGTAGTAGCCGTACAGGATCGTCGATTGGAAACTGGCCTCACCAATCCATACGAGCGGCTTCGCACGGTACTTGCTGAGTAAGCGCTGCACTTGAGAAACCATGTTGGTCTGCACAATCACGTCGAAGTCAGCGCGCTTCGAATAGCCACGCTCAACGATGATCATATTCCCGAAGGTGTCGCGCTCTTTCCGGCTGTAGTCGGTGATGCCGACTGACGTGCCGTAGAGTGCCTCTCCCAACACAGCCGCCTTGCCCAGGATCAGAGCGCCCACCTTGGCGATCCCGCCTGGCTTAGCGATCTTGATCTCGATGGAGCCATAGCCCCCCGCCGGCAAACCGAGCAACACGAAGTCCTCGTTCACCTCCACGGGCGAGAAGAAGTAGTCGTACCAATCGTTGATCCCGTCCGTGGAGACAGGCGAGACTTCCGACTCGTAAACGATGCCCTGGTAAGGATCGACCACTCGAACATAGATAGACGCCGCATCCAGGCTGAAGAAGGCCAGTGAGTCGACCGCCCTACCCGGGGCGATGGTCAGGGCGATGCTTTCAGGGTTGCTGGTCACCGTCCCGATCTTGTCATCGAACATCCGCCATCTATTCGTCGGCCCCAGATCCAACCAAGTTGGCGGGTCGGTGGCGGCGCCAGTAGGGTTCTTGTTGGTATTCGCCACAAGGGCTTCGTAGTTCCGGTGCTCAAGCATCACAACGGCGCCGACCGCATACGCAGTGGTAGACACCCACAGCGGGTAGTCTGCCTCCGGCACATTGGTCAGCATCGATGCCACCTGGAAAGGCTGCCCAACCTGAACCACCAACGGCTCAGCATTGGGCTCCACCAAAAACGCCTCCATCACCGCCATGGCTGGGGTGATTTCGACGGGCTCAATGATCCTCACGGGTACAGCTCCTGTTCCAGTTTCTGCGGTAGAAGATCAGTGTTCTTGGCTGCTTTCTGGGTGTACTTGGCAATGGCGAATAGCGCAGACTTGAGCTCGGCTCGAAGCTCGCGCACCTCCGCAGCAGTACCGTCACCCTGGCCGCCACTAAGCATCGCGGCGGTCTGGTTGGCGTTATAGATTCGACTTGGCCCCGTTACCTCCAGCTCAGGGCCTCGCTCCCCTACCAACCGCAGGCCACCGCTAAACATGCCGCCGCTTGCGAAGCCAGGGACAAGAACATTTTCGCCATTGAGCCGGCCTTGCTGAGCGATGCTGGCCATCAGCTCATCGTAGGTGACCAGCCCGCCGGTCAAAGCTCCAGCCCAATCGGCCAAGCCTTTTGCCTCTGCTTCGCGACCGAGGACCGTCCGGTAGACCGCCTTCACAATCGCCGCGTTGTTGTCGTATGTGTTCTGCCTGGCGGCGCCATCACCTAAGCCAGACAGCGCTGTGGTTACAGCCTGGCTAAGGCCGCTCACGGCTGCGGCGACCGAAATGACGGAATTGTCCACCCCGTTCAGCGCGTCGATCTGCGCTTGAGCCAGGGATAGCTGAGCGTCGTACTGCGCGATCTGCAGGTCGTAGGACTTCTTGGCCTGCTCGATCCTCGTTTGCAGACTTTGCAGGGACTTCTCAGAAGCGCTCAGTTGCTTGCCGTTTGCGGCTTCCAGTAGGCTGACGATGTTGGCCGTACGACCCTGGTCACGGTTGTAGGCCTCAAGGGATGAATATGCGTCAGTGTTGTTCTGGCTGACGACACTCAGCGCATCGTCAAGGCCGGTGATGCTGGCCAAGGATTTGCCGGCCCGCACTGTAGCCAGAGCGCTATCCAGCGTGGCCATGGCCTGGGCGCGGAGCACTTTCACCGCAGCATCGGTATCAGCGCGCAGGGATTTCAGCGCGTTACCGAGGCTGGAGCCAACAGCAGTAAGGGCGCTGACGCTTTGCTGCGCGGTCTGCGACATATCGTTAAGCGAGGCGATCTGAGCGTTGTAAGACTCGGTAATTGCGTTTTTCTGGGCGTTGACAGCTCGCTGGACCGAGTTCATCGCGGCGTTTACTGCTGCCGCCGACTGAGCTTCCAGAATATCGTAGGCCTGAGCGGCGGCACCCGCCGCCCCAATCAGAGTCAAGTACATCTGGTGACCGGCCTCAGTGGTGAGGTCCAACGCTTCGATCACCTGTCGGTAACCCTCCCGGCTCGCCGGGAGCGACACGTTCATGTCTTTGAACTGATGCCGTACCAATTCCAGAGCGGTTCCGGCTTTCTCCGCTTCACTGAAGAACGAACTGAGGTAGTTGCCAAGGCTATCAGTGAACGCCTGAGCCGCTGCGCTGGCCCTCGCCTCAAGGATGTCATATGCCTCTGCCGCAGCGCCGGCTGCGCCGATCAAGGTCAGGTACATCTGCTGACCAGTCTCAGTGGTGAGGTCGAGCGCTTCGATGACCTTCCGGTAACCCTCGCGGGTTTCCGGCAGGGCCACGTTCATATCCTTGAACTGTTGCCGTACTGCCTCAAGCGTTTTGTCAGCCCTTTCCGACTCGCTGAAGAACGCGCCAAAGTAGGTGTTCAGGTTCTGGGTGTAGGTTTCCAAGCCGCCAGCGGCGGCGACCATGGCATTTGCCAGCTCCATCGACTGAGCAGACAGGCCCAGCATCGTGACATCGATCAGCCCGAGCGACTTGTTGAAGCTCTCGAAAACTGCGACGCGCTCCCCAAGCTCGGCAAAGCTGTAGCCAAAACCACCGATGCCCTGGTCGATGAAGGTGATCATCTGGTCAGCGAAACCGCTGAAAAGCTTGGCGATCTCCTCCTGGATCTCTTCCTCGGACTTGCCTTTGGTCGAAATTTGCTTCTTGGCGATGTTGAGCCCTGCGAACGCGCCATCCCCAACCGAGACACCGATGCGCCCAAGCAGATCGACCACCGAATCCTCGGTGGCGTCATAGGTGGCCTGGAGGGCTGACGCTACCTCTGGATCGAGATCCGAATAACGCGTGCGCTTTTTGTTCTTCCCGAATAGGCCGCCCTTCTTCTTTTGGTACTCGTACTGCTGCCCCGTGAACTCGCCGCCGGCAACCCCAAGTGCCAGTCCCGTGTCCTTGGTTTGCCAGCTCCCACCGAAGAGCGAGCCGCCCACAAAACTCCCAAGGGCCGAACCGATGACGCCACCAATAACGGTGCCAAGCGGCCCAACGAGAGAACCAATCGCGGCGCCCGCATAGTACCCACCGACGCCACCTGCTGCACCCGTGGCGGCACCCTTCAGGCCCGACTGGCCATAGCCATACAGTGCGCCGCCGATGCCTGCCAGTGCGCCACCAAGGGCAGTCGCGCCACCGGCACCGGTGGCATAGCTCGCACCCGACCCCGCTGCCGCACCGCTAGACCCGACCCCGCCGGAAACCAAGGATTGCCCCAGGCCAAACCCGACGTTACCAGCGCCTGCAGCCGTACCAGCGCCACTGAAGAGGCCGCTGATACTATTGCTGAGGTAGCCGTAGCCACCACTGATAGCCCCCTGCAACCCGCCAAGGAAGCCTTCACCAGCGGTCCAGCCGGCGGAGATCGCAGCGCCAAAGCCCGAAGTGACCGCACTGTAAGCGCTGTTTCCCATCGACCACAGGCTGGAAAGGCTCAATCCTCCCCCTCCGGCCGAGCCGCCAAGCAGCCCGCTTGTTTGAGCTGACAGCCCCCCAACGCCCAGCGCGGCCCCAATTTGCATCACGATAGGCCGGGTAATCGCCATGTGCGCCAGTTCGGCCAGCAACTGCTTGAAGCCTTCCTTCAGGTTCGTCGCGAAACCGTCAAAGCCATTTCCGATGTTCTTCCAGGCATTTGCAAACGCGTCATCCACCCGGTCGACTGCGCCCTCCGTGAATTTGCCCCAGGCAGTGGCGGCGCTCTTATTTTGCTCGAACTCAAGCCCAAGAAGACGTAAGGCTTCCTGATACTCGGAAGTTCTTTCTGGGGCCAACTCCATGGCCTTGTTCAAGGCCTCCTGCCCCTCTGTGTATTCGCGCAGCAGCTTTTGCTCGGGATACAGTCGATCCATAATGCTGCCGGCGTCGGCCGCTTGTTTCGCCACCTTCACCGCGGCTTGCTGGGCCTTGGTCGCGGCCAGCAACTGCTCATATTCTTTGCTGCCGACAGCAATGTTCTTGCCCGCCAGAGCAACCTGCATAGCCTTCTGGACGTTGTAGGCCTCGAGCGCGTCAGCCCCCTGAAGCGTGGCTTTTGCCAGGGCCACCTGGTCAGCGGCTTCCTCCTGTAGATCGAAAGCCTGCTTGCTGATGGCAAGGCTGTCCTCGGCGTCCATCTGCTTCTGGATCGCCGCAGTAACGGCGTCACGAACACTCGCACCCGTTCTGAGGATCGCTTCCTCTACTTTCTGTTGAAGCGCGAACTCGCGACTGCGGTCCGTCCCAGATTGATAGGCGGCCGCCAGGCCCTCGGCCGACCTGATTGCGATATCAGCCTGCGACTTGAGATCAGTTAACGCCTTGGCATGGTTCTTCGCTTGAGTGGCAGCCTCTTTGGCAGCACTAGCGCCATTCTGGGTCGCCTTGGTTGCCGCAGCATCGGCAGCTTTTTGGGCGTCTTTTGCCGCGGCCGCCGACCGAATCGCCACCACCATTTCATCAGTGAGCAGCGTGTTCTCCGCGATAAACCGGTTCGCAGCCTGGAGAGCGGTCTTATCCTGCGAAGTGGCGAGCTGCTTTTGCAGCTGCTCCAGGTACTTCTGCCCCTCCCCGGCTGCCGTTGCCTTGGCAGCAGCGTTTTCGCGCTCTGCGCGGGTGTTATCGTCCGTCGCGCCAGTTAGCTCGGCGAATGCCTGCTTTTGATTCTGAAGCAGAGAGGAAAGCTCGGTGACCGGTTGCTGGCTGGACTCAAGAGCCCTCGCCATCTCCTCCGTCACCCCGGGCATCAGCCGCAATTGGTCGGCAACTGCCTTCCAATCTACTTCGATTCCGGCGGCCTGGTCCTGGGACGCTTTACGCACCAAGTCCAATGCAGCTTGGGCTTCGGTCGGCAGTCTGATCAGGCCAGACATCAAGCCGTCGGCCCCAGCGGCGCCCATGTTTCGAAGATCGGACTCGAACTTATCCGCCATCGCCCCAGACATCTGGGTCAGCTTGTCCTGCGTTTCTTCGATGTTCGCCTGGAGCTCGCGCAGTGTGACGGACTGCGTTGCCCTGTTGAGCTTGTTGAAACGCTCAGCGAGTTTGTCCACGGGGTCGGCAAGGTCCCCGAGCTTTTTTCCAAGGAGCCAGTGTTGTCTCGCAGCGTCAGAAATGCTGTGGCGGCACCAACAGCCAGCATCGCAATCCCTGCGGGCCCACCGAGCAACCCAAGCAAAGTTCTGCCAGTGCCGACGATTGCACCTTGGGCAGCCCCCACGGCTGCAGTAGCGCGCGCCTCAACCATCCGAGCTTCTGCAAGCTGGATTGCCAGCTGCTTTTCAACTGCCATGCCGCTGATGCGCGTCTTCGACGCGGCCAGTTCTTTCTCAGCCAGGAAAACTGCGGTCTGCGCTTTCCTTTGATCCGCCTGGGCGGCCAGCAGAACGGTTGCCGCTTGAGCGCGACGGGCCATGGCATCTTCAATGGCGGCCTTGGTAGCCAGTACCGAGCCTGCAGCTGACGTAGCAAGCGAACGCGCATAGACGGCCAACGCGCCGGCCGCAGCAACCCCGGCAACTTCTGCAATAGTGCCGAAGTTCTCCGCCAGTAACGAGATGCCTGACGCAAGCACTCCAGTGAGGTCAGTGGACTCATTCAGCTGACCCACGTACACGGTGAAGGCATTGTTGAGCGCGGTCAGGGCGTCACGGACCGCAACCCCCATGCTGTCAGCCAAGAGACCATTGGCCACCGCGCTCTTCTGTAAGCCCTCGGTGAGGGTGTCGAGACTGAGCTTGCCCTGAGCGCCAAGGCTACGGATTTCCTCTGCGCTTTTCCCTGTAGCCTCTGCAATGGTGTCCACTACAGTAGGCATCGCCGCCAGGATGGACTGCCAGCCGTCGGCGTCGATCTTCCCGGTCTGAAGCGCCTTGGAGTATGCGTCAATGGCCGAACTGGCCTTATCTACAGAAGCAGAGTTGGTCACCAGCAGATAGCTGAAGCTATCCATGACGTCCATTGACTCATCAGCGCTGAGTCCCATCGAACGCAGGCTGTCAGCCGTACGGATGTAAAGCTCTTGAGCCTCCTCCAGCGGGCGATAGGTCCGGTTCGCCGTAGCCAGAAGCCTGTCTTGAACCGCGCTGTACTCGCCGAAACTCTTTGTTGCCAGGCCGATACGATCCGACATCTGGGAGTAGGAGTCAGCAGCCTTGAGAATCGAACCGACGGATACAGCACCTACAGCTGCCGCCAGCGCACTTTTCAGCAGGCCGCCAGCGCTTTCCGCGCTCGCACCCACACGGTCAAACGCGTCATCGACCCGGGAAAGGCTCGCGTCCATTTTCTTCGAGGTTGACGCCACCGCTGATTCGCCGCGCGCAATCTCTTGCCGAAGCTGAGCCGTGGTAGCCTCGATGCGGACCAGCATGCCCTGAACGTCAGTATCTGCCATGTTTCCCCCAGGCGATAAAAAACCCGCCTGGGCGGGTCAATGGTTAGCCGCCGAACGAGACGCGGCAGCCCCCCGCAAGCCACGCCGAAGGTCTTTGGCCACGGCCGCCTTGGAGGGCTGTGTCTCCGGCCGGCCGAACGGATTGGTTTTTTTCAGGAAGTCAGCTTTCGCTTCCCAGGCCAGGATGATCTCGACCACCGGGGTATCCCAGGCATCACGAGGCGACCATCCCAACCAGCCGGTGGCTATTCCGTAGAGTTCGTCGACGTAGCTGCCGTTGCCGGATCGCTCGGTTCGTTTCCCTGCGATTCTTCGAGCTCTTCGTCAGTCTTGCCGCCGGGGTTAAGCAGTGCCCGTACAAACGGCAGCACCTGGCTGCCAACCTTGTTCACACCGCCTTCGAACACGGCCTCTTCCACCGCTTCGAGCTCTTTGCGCTTGTTGGTGTCGATGCCAGCACCGGCAGCGATGATGAAGGCAGTGGCAGTGACGTTGCCGGCGCCCAGCTGCTGCATGGCTGGGAGAATACCGCCGAAGCGGTTCTCCAGCGCTCGAACAGCGCGCAGGGTGGACTTCAGGGTGAAGCTGTCGCTGCCGGCCTCGACGGTGACGGTGCCGTGATTGGTCTTGGACATTGCGGTTTCCTTGGTATTGGCTACTGAGCAAAAAAGGCGCGACCAGCTGGAGGCGCCTCAGGCTGAGGTCACGGAGTCGGTTCGACTTCGATGATCTCGGAGTTGATGCCGATGGTGACGGCGCGCTTGAGCACGTCTTCGGCACCACCAACCTGCTTGCGAGACGACATCACCTTGGCGGCGAAGTAGTCCACGTAGCCGCTTTCGTACTCGACCTTGATCGGATAATCGAAGCGGCTGCGATCCTTCTGGGCAGTCTGCAGAGCAATCTGACCGGCGTCGTCGTCCAGCAGACCGATAGAGAGATCGACCGATCCGGCATCGGCCAGGCCTTTCAAGTGACGGGTTCGCGAGTCGGCAAGGGCGGCAAAGGTAACGTCGCCCACCTCGTCGCCGTAGTCGCCGATATTCTCGACTTCGCCGATTTGGGTGTAGGTAATGCCTACCAGCAGGGTCTTGGCGGCAGCCAAGTCCTTGGGCAGGTCGGCGGTAAGACGCGGCCCGATGTAGATTCGAGTGCCGGCTGCGGTAGTAACAGGCATGGGTAGTCCTCCTGGGACAGGTGAATGCCGCAACGCGGCGGGTTCAAGGGTGAATCAGTGCTGGGTGATGATGCTTAGGGTTACGGCGCCCTGGTAAGTGACGCAGTCAGGCTCGCGCTTGGTTTGTTTGCGCCTTACCTGCATGGATACGACGTGACCGGTGGCCAGCGGCAGCGGCTGGTTGTGCAGCAACGCGTCGATGGCAGACATGATCTCGTGCACTTCCTTCTGGCCCCTGTGTTGGCTCCAGACAGAGAGGTACAAGAAACGCTGATCTTTTCGGCTTGCCAGGAAGTCGGCCTCGTCAGCGATCGAGCTATCGATGGTGACATATGGGAAAGGACTGCTGTCTGGCACGCCGTCATGTACTGGACACGACAACCCAGAGGATAGCCGTTCGTGGAGAGCCACCTGCAGAGCAAATGATGGATCGGACATTCAGCCTCCCTTTGCTGCCATCGACAGTGAGCGGCCGACGGCAGCACGAATGTTAGCCAAAACGAATTCACGGTTTACGTCCATCGCCGGACGAAGCCACGGGTGCGCAGGGCGCGCGGGAATGTCAGGGTATTTGCCGAAGAAGTTGGTGCCGTCAGCCTTGTTCTTAACATCCCGCTGCCGCAACCGGTTACGACGCCCTCGAAGCTGAGTTGTGTCGCGGTTCTTGGTGTGCACACCACCAATCGCGTTGCTGTCAGCTCGTCGGTAGATTTTGCCCGAGTAACCCTTGGTGCCGTATTCGATGAATCGCATGTAGAAAAACCGCCTATTGTCTTTCTTCCCTCTGATCCCGATTTGAGCATCAAGGCCGCTTTTCGATACGAATGCGGTAACGGCACTCGCCGCAGCGCCTGTATCTCGCGGAATGAACTGGCGCATGCTATCCAGTATTCGTTCAGCGCCCTCCTGCATCGAAGTCCTGACCTCGTTGTCCACCGTCTGGTGAATGGTCCGAAGCAGGCGACGCAGCTTGAAGTCGCCGGACATCCGAGAGCGGCGAGCCATGTCAGGTCTCCTGGTCGGAGCCTGCTCGCTTCGGCGCGGACGAAGGTTTGTCAGGCGACGACACCTCCTCGGCCTGCCGGTTCTCGATCAGTACGCGGCCGTCTTCTGCCTTGACATCGAAGGTATCGCCAATGGTCTTGCGACCCATCGGGCCAGAAATGTTGGCCAGGGCTCTTACTTTCATGGGTTTCTCCTCATGGATTAATGACGTTGGAGCACAGCAGCCGGAGCATGTCGCGCTCGTTAGCCGGGAGAGCAGCCTCAATCAGGTAGGTATCACCAGTGGATTTGTGAACCAGGCGCATGCCTGCCGCAAAAATTCGCGAGTAGCGTACTTTGATTTCGGCGGTAACTACGGCCTGCACCTGGTCAGCAATCGGCTGGAGCCGTCCGGTGGGTAGTCCGATCTCGGTCCATACGGATTCACGAAGAACGCTCCACTGTTCTGCTTTGCCACCCCCAAGCTCAGGCACCAAAGTGCAATGCTGAAGACTGCATTTATGGCGAAGCGGGCCGGCCCTCATACGCCCCACCCAATCCGGTGCGGCGTCAGGAGAGCCATAGAGCCTTTGGGCAGCTCGGTGGCAATAGTCCCGATCACAACGTCCTCACGGTTGGCGTAAAGGTGGCCGAGGATCAGCAAGCAAGCGGCCTTGATCTGCTTGTTGCAGACCATGGGAGACTCGCCAGCATCCCCGGCGGCGACAGCCTCATCCAGCGCCTGGCGGTCGGCATAGAACCGACGGTTCAGATAGTCCATGGCCTGCCCTTCGGCCGCCTCGATCAGCAGCTCCAGGTAATCGTCATCGTCGTCAGGCTCCCGCAGGTGATGCCGGGCGATGGTCAAACCGATGACCGACATACCCTCACTCCTTCAGCGGTTCGAGGGATGCCAGATTCCGCTGCACCAGCTCTTCAGCGTGCCGGCGCGGCACTGTATACGCCGGGCCGGCGCGACGGCGAAGCTCGCCTTCATCCATGTACGACCGCAGCGGATAGATCTGAAGAGTCGCAGGGTTGGGCTTCGCCTGATCCTCTGGCGCCAACGGATCAGCGCCGGCGCTGCTGTCGGCCAAGGATGATGAGGCCCGGCTGGCGGCTTCGGATGCCGCAGCGTCAGTCTCGGCGATGCCCGAGTTGGCACCCTGACCGCCCGAAACGACATCCGACCCAGTGCCAGCGGCCACTTGTCCTTCTGACAAGACCAAGCTTGAGCCTTCCGCTTGGCCTGACGCAACTGCGAGGACACCCGAATTACCAGGGGCATCGCTAGCCGGACCGATAGCACCCGCAGGCGAAGGAGGCGAACCGGCGGCCCCAGACGAGCCGCTGCTGGTATCAACGGTCGAGACTGGATCCTTCGCATCAGTCGTGGATGCTGGTGTTTCCTGTTTACGTGCCATTAGATTACTCCATTGGGGCGCCATTTCTGGCGCCGCGTTGCGGAAGAGTTAAGGCGTGACCAACGGGCCAGTGACGAACGCTTCGTCGCGATAGATCGCGAACGCCAGGCGCTCCTCGGCGCGGATCGTCGCCATGTTGTTCTCGAAGTCCTTGTCGTTCTCGGTCGAGATCAGCACCTCGATTTCCATGCGGTCGAAGATCTGGGCGCCGAGCTTGAACGCGCCGACGAGGAAGTCGTTCTGCGTCATGGCTTGAGTGGAAACCACCGGGCGGTTCCAGAGCTTGGCGTTGGTGCCCTCCTGCGGCTGCCCGATGATGTACCGGCCCTCGCCGTCCTTGGTGAGCTCGATCGCTGCCCAGTCGATCGGGTTGAGCACAATGCCGTCGGATGGGAACTCGGCCAGCTCGGCCTGCAAAAGCGCCAGGCGGAGGCGGTCAATGCGCTGTTCGCCGACAACAGCGACGCCAGCAGGTGCCGCGTACAGCTGGGCCACGGTCATGAGGCCCTGAAGGTTGGCGCCAGTGCCGTTTCCGTAGAGCAGTTGAGCCTCTTCCGCCATGGTCAGGCCATAGCGCGCACGGCCATCGATGTAGCTCTGCAGGGCCTTGGCGTCATCGAGCATCTGGCGGCTCGCTTTGAAAAGGTGGGCGATGGTACGAACGTTCGCGGTCGCCAGCGCGAATGTCAGATCGGAGTACGGCTTGGCCGTGGTCTCCGCGACGGTGCGCGCATTGTTGGTGAAGCCCGTCTCACGGATGTACTCGATCGAGTTCGATTCGGTGGTGCCGGGCGCTACCAGGTCGCGAATGGTCAGGCGGCGTTGCGGCGGAGCAATAATCCCCGGCAAGCGCTGGGTCTGAACCAGGTCACCGCCGGTTGCGGTGGTAATAGCTGACCGGGGTACCGAGACACGACGCGAACCTCGGAAGGACGAGTTCATGTCCTTCATCTCTTCGCTTTCGATCACGAGCGCACCAACCGACTTCTGCGGCTCCTCTGGGTGGTTGCGGTCACGGCTGGCGTTCACGAGCTTCTGCTCGGCCTCGCCCAGGCGCGCCTGCAACTCACCTTGCTTGGTCAGCAGTTCATCGACTTTGCCGCGAGTTTCGGCATTCATCTCGCCCGAGGCCTTGATTTGCTTCTCGGTCGCCTCGGCGTGGCTTTTGATCTGATCGCTAATGCCCTTGAGGCTGGCATTGAGTTCCTTGACTTGGGCTTCAAAGTCCATGGTCACTTTCCTTTCAGAGAATTGAGGAGGTTGGTTGCCGCGCTCAGAGAGGCGGAGAGGTCTGGCGCGACAGCGCTGGGCTTATCGGGCGGGGCAGCGTTATGCGTGCCCCCGCCGGTAGCGCGAGGCATACCGGACTTGAAATTGGCGAACAGTTCGCGGCGCTCGGAGCGAGGCATGCCGGCCTTGGCCAACGCGACGTCCATTGCCTTGAGAGCATTGCTCTGCGTCGACTCTTCGGTCTCGCGCTCGGTGATCTCGGTTGACGACAAGACGCTGGTGGCCAGGCCTAGCTCCACCGCGCGCTTACCACGGATGAAGGTCTCGTCGTCCATCAGTTCGGCCATGTCATCGACAGCTTGGCCGCTGGTTTCGGCATAGAGGTCGGCCATCGCGGCATCGAACTCCTGCATGTCATCAGCCACATCGCGCAGGTAATGACGGTTGCCCGCGAGGAACGTCCAGCAGTTGTGGATCATCAGGAAGGCGCTGCTCGCCACCTGTCGGTCACTGCCGGCTAGGTAGATGATCGATGCAGCGCTGGCAGCCATGCCAAGCACCTTGGTGGTGACCTTGTGGCTGTGCTCCTTCAGACGGTTGTAAATGGCGATGCCTTCAAACATGTCACCGCCAGGCGAGTTGATGTAAACCGTCACATCCTTTTCGCCAATAGAGCGAAGCGCAGCATCGATTCGCTTGAGGGTCACACCCTCGCCGTACCAGTCCTCACCGATCACGCCGTACACGGTGATCGTGTCGGAGGTGTTCTCGACGGCCGCCTGGATCGCCGGGTTCCATTTATCGAGCGCGCGCGGGCTCATCTCGCTGCGCAGGCCGCGAGATTGGATCTTGTGTTTCATGGATTACTCCCGAGATTTACTTTCCGGCTGCTGAAGCCAGTTCATCAGTGCGGCCCTTGCGGCCTGACCATCGTCTTGCTTACCCAGCTGGTCCAGCGGAACCAGGTTCGACTGAACCGTCAGAACGTCACCGCCTGGCATGTGAGGCATGTTGTCTTTGCGCCGTCCTTCGTTGCGGGTGATGAAGCCGTTCTGGGCCATCGTGCTGAGGTACGCCGCGCGCCCAGAGCTGTCCGCCCGCAGGAACGCTTCGAGCGAGAACTCCGAATAGAAATTGATTCGGTCTACCGCCGTCATGCACCACTTGTTCACGCACTGCTCGATCGGCGCCGTGAAGGACATGATGCAGTACGTCAGAAACGCGATCTGCTGTTGCTCCAGGCCGGTCCCCCAGTTACTGCCCTTGTCGGTCTTCATCACCATCCAGGGCGGGACGCCGAACCATCGGCAAATCTCCTCGATGCTGTGCCCTCGCGACTCCAGCAGTTGCGCGTCGGCGGGGTTGATGCCGATCATCTCCGGCTTCACACCTTGCTCGAGCACAGGGCTCTTGCCGGCATTCAGTGCCCCGGAGATCGTCTTCACGTACTCTCGAAATTCAACGCGCTGGGCCGGGTTCAGCGTCTTGTCCACCGAAAACGCGACCGTTGGCATCATTCCGTTGCGGAAAGTGCTGTTGGCCGCGTCGTCTGCCGACATAGCCGAACCGAACACATCCGCGCCGTAGCGAATGGCCGAAAGACCAACCCGCCCGTCCAGGGTAAACGCCGGGATGTGGAGCATGTTCTGCCGCACAATCTCCCGGCGCGCACCCTTTCGCGGCCGGAAGAAGTATCTCAGCCGGCCGTCATCATCGAACTCGAGGTCGACTCGGGACGGCATCAGGAAGTCTAGGGCGATGACGCGCCCAGCAGAGCGATGGATCTCGCAGTAAGCGTTGCCCCACAGCAGCATCGAGGCGACGACTGCCTGCCAGAAATGGAAGGCAGCCATGTCTTCGTTGGGGCTGTTGTGCACAACGTCGTACAGCGGGAAATCGCGGGCACTCTCTCGGCTACCATCGGGCATCCGCCGGTAGATGCTCAAGGGCAAGCCGGCTACCGAGGTCGAGATGATTCGGACGCATGCCCACACGGTGGATAAGCGCATGGCCTTGTCGACGCTGACTGACTTACCACTGCTGGACTGAGCACCGTTAAAGGCACTCCAGAAACCTCCATCCGACAGCTTGATGGTCTTGCCCAGCCACTCACTCATGCTGGCTGAAGGCTTGGTGGCAGCAGCTCCCAATGCCTGAGATAGGGTCTTAATCACTGGTCAGCCCTCGGCGAAGGAAACCGGCGATGCAGAAGAAGCTCACCGCCCCTGCAATCAAGGCCCAACCAGTGCCGGCCAGTACCCAGACCCCGGCACATGCGAGGGAGAAAGCCACCAATGCGCAGGCGATGAAAATGTAAAGTGCGTTCATGCGATCAGTGGGTCCCGAATGCCAGCCATGAAGTTGTCCATTCCCCCGCGCCCCTCAGGATTGAGGCTGATCAGAGAAACGGCGTTGAATGTAGCCATCAGCGGGTCGATCTTCGCTGTGCCCGAGGCCTGCTTGGTGATCAAGAAGGCATTGGCCGACGGAACCCCTTTGGCGTTGCCGCAGGACCAGGCCATGAGCGGCTGACCGCAGTGCAACAGCGTGCCCTCGGCAAGCTTGCGCTCTGTCGTCTTGATCGCGCCGGTGAGCTTCCAGCCCTGAGAAATGCCAACGATCTTGTCTTCCTCGACTCCAGCGTCGGCCAGGGCGTCGAGAACAGATCCAATGCCTGCAGGATCGAGCCCAACCTTGTCCAGTAGGCCGGTCTCATTGATGCGTTTGACGATGGCAGCGAATTGCTCAACGTCGTCGCCGATTCGCTTGACGAGTGTTAGGTCACCAATCGCCTCAAGATCCTTGAGGCGGGGGGCTTCGGACTTGCGACGCTCAAGCACTGAAGGGTGTGCCCAAGCATGAGCCCAGTGGAACCAACGGCGGGTCCCGGCCTCCCGGCCAACAACAGCAAGGCCAAGTAAGTCATCCAACCCACCGCCATCGCCACCAACATCGATGACTTCACACCGCTCAAGGATTTCATCCAGGTTCAGCCAGGCAGCCGCTTGAGGCTCCCAGAATTCGGCGCCGACCCAAGCGTCAGACATGAGGGCCAGGCCGATCTCGATATTGAGGTGCTTGGCCAGGAAGCCTCGCAGTTCAGCCTCTCCGTCGATCTCTGCCTGCATAAACAAGCGCTCAAGCGTAGGGCGATCGACTGAGAACCCCATGTTGGGGTTCACCAGGTGGAAGTTCTCTGGCTTGCGGGCGTCGCCGCTGTCGATCATCTCCTTGGAAAATTCGTAGATGACCGGCAGGAAACGATTGTCATTGATGCGGCCATCGCGCACGCCGCGGGCATAGTTCAGTTTCGACCGGAACACACCAGCTGGCGGTTCGTTCGACTGTGTGGTCAGCCAGATGACGAAGCCTTCGGGCCTGGATAGCAGGCCACCGGTGGCCTCCCGAATCATATCGGCTGCTTTCGGGTTCTTACCGAACAGCCAGGCTTCATCGATCAGCACGCCCACAGCCTTTTTGCCACCCACCACGTCGCTGTCTGCGGCGACGACCTTCAGCGTGGCGCCGGTCTCCCGGTGGGTGATCAGCCGAAGGTGCGGCTGCACATGAAGCAGGTCCTTCAGCTCCTCGTCGTTGTTGACCATGTCCTTGGCCGGCACGAAGGCGTTGTCAGCGATTTCCTTGGTCGGCGCGAGAATGATGAACTCGGCCGACATCCGCCAATTGCGCACCAGGGCTGTCAGCATGATCGCGGCGGCGATGGTCGACTTACTGTTCTTTTTCGGGATGCAGAGCATGAACTCCCGAATCAGGCGCTCACCGGTCTCGCTGTTATAGCTGCCGAACACGGCCCCAGCGAAAGCGAGCACCCACGGGGCGCACGCGCTCTCGATGGTTGGGCTCCCCGGGGCATCGACAATGCGGAGGCCCTTGAAGACCTCCAGGCTCTCCTCCGCTTCCTGGGGGAACAGCGGTTCGGGAATGATGGATTCGCTGGCAGCCAGCCGACGCCACCAATCCGGGCAGGCCGTAGTCCAAAGCATGTGTCACCCCTTGACGACAGTGAGGGGCGGCTTGCTCTGGGAGTACTTGCCCTTTCCGGCCTCTTTCGCGGCCTCCGCCTTCTGCTCTTTCTTGCCCGCCTCGGCCTTCTTCCCGTGGATGTAGGGCACTGCCGTCTGCGCAGCGTTGCGCCGGTCAAAGACCTTCGCCCTGGGCTCGTTCATCAGCGCGAGCAACCACACCAGCGGATCATCAGTGGACGGCAAGCAACTCAGGAATTCGCCGTCGGCCTCGTTGACCTCGACGGAGTCATCGGCGGGCTCATCGTCCTTTGCCCTGCCTCTGCGTTTTTTCGGGTCAGGGTTAACACTGAGCTCTGCCCGGCGAGCCAGAATTGCGGATGCGATTTTCGGATCTTTAGACCAGCGCGAACCGGCTGCGGCAGCCGTCGAGGGCTTGCTGCCCGCGGCTTCCGCCGCTTCTTTGTTTGACGCACCCCGGGCCTTAGCGTCAACAAACTGTCGCTGTTTGTCTGTTAACACCATTAACAAAAACCTTTAGGGGGAGAAAAATGTCTACGTGGGGTCGGAGGCGGTCTAGCTAGATGAGAATCCCTAGCTTTTGACCCCCCACCCCATTTTGGCGATAATCAGTCTCATTTCGGCCGATTCCGGCGCTTCCGCAGCCCTTCAGAGGCTGGACGCACCAAGTCGGGGCGAAACGCGGATTTCTACAGCCCTCTCCGTCCAATTTTTCTTAGAAAAATAAGATTTTTATAGCGCTATAAGATTCCGGCCGCTTCTTCAGCCTGCTTGACAGAGTCGTGGCAGAGCTTGCAGAGGCTCTGCCAGTTGGTCTGATCCCAGAAGAGAACCATGTCACCGCGGTGCGCCACGATGTGGTCGACCACCTTTGCGACAGCAGTTCGACCGTTCCGCTCGCAGAAGACGCAGAGTGGGTGCTCATTGAGGTAATGCTCTCGCGCCTTCTGCCATCGGTAGTCGTAGCCCCGCTGGGAGCTAGTCATGCCGCTACGCCAGCTACCAGGCGTGACCACCTTGACCCGCGAACTTGCGCTCTCCTTGATGCGCGCTCCCAAAGTCTTGAGCCTTGCCATCAGCGCACCTCGACCTTAATGCCGCGCTCTATCCATTGAAAGACGCGAACCATGTCCGGCTCACGGCCGGTGATGTAGGACACGACGAGAACGCCGGCCAGGTAGTACTTCAACCACCAGCTATGGCGGCAGACGATCGTTGCATACACCTTGGCCATGACCGGTGCTCCTCATCTCTTGTACCAAGTCAGCTGGTAGCGCCGCGCATCAGGTGGCACGTCAGCAATAGGCCAGCGCAGGCAGTGCATGTGCTTGCGCTCAGGCCTGGTCCGACTCGCCCGAAGCGCCTGGACCAGATAGGCAGAACCGGCAGCAGTTGTAATGAAATCGCCGGCCGCGATCCCGTCAGCGCCGTCAATGTATAGCTTGCAGCGCGTGTATGGGGCCTTAGCCATCAGCCGAGCCGAACGACATCAAGCTGCATGTTAAGCAGCTGATTCAGGTGACTATTCAGTTTCTCACCGAGAAACCGAACGCCTGCGCGCTGTGACTCGGTAAATTTGCTCTCAGCTAGAAATACCGCCTGGTCGTTAAGCAGGCCTACCACGTCACGAATTGCGGACTCCAGTGGATTTAGGCTCAGGCAGACTTCGGCAGGCGACACATGTTCAGGGCAGACTTCGGGAGCTTTGCGGGCAGGATGAAACATTAGCTGGCCGCCCATATACCGGTCTGGCAGAAGCACGAGTTCCCCCGAGTTGATCAAAGGCTCCAACAGCAGCATGGCTCGGCGGGCTTCATCACTGAATTCAACCGCCCGACCCCGCCAGTCGCGGCTAACAACGTGCTCGTTATTTTGTTGACTCATGATGTACTCCTGTTCGATTTCTGGACCACTACTCACCAACGAGACGGACATCAGAGCCGTCGCAATAGAACTCAACAATCAGCCTGGTCATCTCGCCGGCCTCCTGAATGAGTTGGACCTTTGTCTGCCCGGCCAGAACCTCACCGCTGAATGCGTCATGAAGGCAGACGTGCATGCCGTCACGCTTCACGATCAAGGGCCGAGATGACAACAGGTACTTAAGCCTCGATTGACCTGCACTCTTCATCGTGCCTCCTTGATCTGCCGGACGATGTCATCAGCACGCTGACGAACCTCCAGGATCTGGCCGTCGAACGTGTGAACGATGGCGCAGATGCCGTGCCATTGGCTGCTGGCACCCGCTTCTGTTACCGAGGCGATGGCGGCGGGCGCCAAGTGAATGGCGTTACGGTTGATTCCGGTCAACGTGATCATCGGTCACCCCTGAGCCTTACGAGACAGAAACAGGTCGGAGTAGCCACGAAGCTTCTCCACTCCCATGAAGCCGACCATGCCACCGGCGAATGTGGCCATGCCCTGTGGCAGGCCCATCCATTCGAGCAGCGGCACCAGAGCCAGGGTAATGAGGCCGCACAAGGCACCCTCCAAGAACATCTGCCGCCGAGTGCCGCCGCCATATACCACCCGGAGGACGGCGATCGCGACTGACAAGCCAGCGGCATACAGCTGAGGCTGATGGGCCAGCACCCAGGTGAGCACAGCGGCCCACAGGCCAGGATCCTTCTCGGGCATGTTTGGCATCTCGATTCCTCCCTTTTGGGGAGTGGAATAGGTTCGGCCCCAACAGCACTCCCAGCTCGGGGCGATGGGCGTGGCGGAGCCGAAAACGAAAAAGGCCCACCAGATCGGCGAGCCTTGTAGTAGGTGCAGATGGCCGGTGCGTACCCGGCTGACTCCCTCTCGTTCTGTTTCAGCGGGCCTAGTGGGAGCGAGCGCCGCAATCTGCCATTCAGCCATGGCATTCATCTGCATAAACGAAAAAGCCCAGCGCAATGGCCGGGCTTCTAGTGCCGCTCCTCAGCAACGCGCAGGAATGACAGGATGGGGATAATTTCGCTCAGTCGCTCACTGATGTCAACAGGCAATCACGCGGCCTCTTTCATCAGCAACCCTTCGGCCTCCAAAATCACCTTCACATCAGCCAGAGCATCATCCACCAAGCCGTCGAGCTTCTCGTTGATTTCAGCCCTCCAGCGGCGGCGCGTCGACTCCGGAGTGGCATCGAGGTCCCAGGTGTTCATGTCGTAGAAGCTGTCCGGCAGAATGATCACGCCCTCTTGTAACGCCTCGATGCGTTTCTTTTCCGCCTGGCCAGCAGCAACGGCAGCCTTCACGGTGGCGTCACGACGCCATGCCGATGCATCCAAAGGAATCTCAACCGACACAGAGCGCGGCGGCTTGCGGCGAGCGCCCTTGAGCTTCGGGATTGCCCAGGCAGTGACTGCTTTGTAGATGAACAGCTGCGAAGCCGGACTCGCAATGCGAGGTCGCACCAGGGTGATGGCCTGAACCTTCCTCGCCTTGTTCGTGCTGTATTTAGCCACCAGGGCATCCCAGTGCTGCGGCTTCAGCATGTGGTGCAGGCGCGCGGAAACCCAGAAATCGACCGAGGCCTGATCAATGTTTACCGACTGCCCTCCGAGTGATGCCAGGCATCCACCCTCCTCTTCTGCCGATTTGTACAGCTTCTGCCAGGCCTGGGCCTTCGCCGATCCCTTCTCGCCCGCCGCCATAGCGGCAACTACCGCACCCGAAACGCTGCTGTAAATCATGGTCCTTCCCCCTCAATCCCCGATGTAGTTGCTGCCCCCGGCGCCGGGCCGGTTGCCTTCCTGATACTGCGCACCCGGGCCGTTATAACGAACGCCCGGGAGTCTTTCTCACTGCAGCGCCTCCAGCAGTACGCCCATGGAGTGGTAAACACCTTTTGCCCCTTCCGGCTCGTAATCACCTCGTACCCGGTACCGGGCATCAGCAGCCATAGCCACCACGAGGACCGGCAGGCCGCCGGCAAGCTCCAAAGTCAGCGACTCAACGTCTGCCGGATTCACTGCCAACCGTGTACGAGGAAGAATCATCACCAGGCTGGAACACCGGATCAGATCCTTGTGCACCGTTGAAACGTGATCCCAGGTGCCGGCCTCCTCGAAAACGTCGCCGTTGCGCATCCGAACCTCCAGAACTGGCGCGTGGTTCACGGTGAAGATAAACACTGCGCTGATCTGCTCGATGAACTCCTGGGTGGCCATGCCGGGGAGGTAGGGCTGCCGTGCCGGATTGGTCATTTCGAATCCTCGCGCAGAACCACAACCCCGCGCGGCGGCAAGCGGAACAGCCACCACATGACGGATTCACTCCAACCCAGGCGCCTCCCCAGCCCGTAGAGGTTGGTCATTCTGTAGCCACGAGGCACCCTCTGGATGCGAACTGCCCTGGAGCCAAGTCGATGGCAGAGCTCGGCGATTACGGCCTTAGGGCTGCCATTTGGGGTTATGTCGTCGTAAGAAAGGCAGCCGCAGATGGCCTTGGCTTTATCGATCAATTGGCCGTCGTTCATCATTTTGAATCCTCGCTTATGGTGGATACCGGGAGGCCGTCGAAGCCCGCGCGCCCTGCGACCTCGCAGAGAATCCATGAATCCGTTGATCTATCACCGGTCAAGCCGTGAACCGAGGCGAAACCCTTCTGATCAAGGTGGGCGTGCCACTTCTCCAGCGCCTCACGCTTGCGCGCCATGACGTCGGACTGGATGTACACCTTCACGTTGTGGCCCATGGCGTGATTGATCAGCAGCTCGCCCACCAGGTGGTCAACGCCGAGATCAGCCCAACCGGTACGGGCCAGCTTGCGCAGGTCGTGGCTGGTCCACTCGCCCTGCCCCATGACCGAGAACACCGCAGAGGCCTTCGATTCGCTCATGGGCTTGCCCTGCCGACCCGGGAACAGGAACTCGCCCTCGTAACCCTGCTTGAGCTGGATCTCGCGGCAGGCCATCAGCAGGAAGCGCACCTGGTCGGTCAGTGGCAGGCGGTGCTGCACGCCGGTCTTGGTGTGCTCGGCGGGAATGAACCACTCCCGTTCGGCCAGGCTGATGTGGCTCCAGCGGGCCATGCGGGTTTCGCCCAGCCGGGTGCCGTGGCACAGCATCATCAGGGCCAGCAGGCCATGCTGCGGGTTGTGGGCCAGGGTGCTCTTCATGCGCGCCATCAGTTCTTCCAAGTGAACACCGCGGAGGCGCGAGGGCTTGACGGTGACCTTGGCCTTGGAGAAGTCACGGAAGCGGATGCCGGCCATAGGGTTGGTGCTGATCAGGCCGAGTTTGGCGGCCTGCCGGAAGGCCAACGCGAGCAACTGAAAGACCAGGCGCACGTAGTCGATCGAAAGCGACTCTTGCAGCGGCCACATCAGCTCGCGGTCGAGCAGCGCCTTGTCGATCTGGGCCAGTGGCGTTTCGCCCAGGCGCGGCGTCAGGTGCTGCTTGATAGCCGACGCCGCCGTGCTCTTGCGCTTGGCCGAAAGGCTGCGATCACGGGACATGCGCTCAGCGAACCAGCCCAGCAAGTCGCCAGTCAGCACCCAGCTCGACAGGCTCGACCCCTCACCCGCCTCCAGGCGCAGACGGATATCCGGCAGGGCCGCCGCCACCTTGGCAGCGCTCAGCTCAGGGTATGAGCCGATCAGGTTCCACTTTCCCTTATGGATCAGATACCAGGACCCACGCTCGCGGGACCGGTGAAACCGGAAGTACAGGCCATGGTTGCCCAGGGCGCGCAAGTCGCGCACTTGGCCGGCGGCCTGCCGGCGAATCTCTGCATCGCTGATTTTCACAGCGGCGGTATTGGTCATGCTGCAACCTCCGTTTTTGGCAGGGCCATGTACGCCCTCAGGCATTCCATGGCGTCGAAATGCCCCCGGCACACAACTGCCAAGTAGCCTTGATCGTTCAGCCGGCCAATGCAGGCCTGCTGCACGAGGGATACCTCCGCAGGTTTAACGGTGGCCTTGAATTCAATGAAAAGACCGAAATACCCGCCGCGGGCCATGGTCAATTGGAGATCAGGAATGCCAGCCTTGGTGCCTTGAGCCTTGAGTCGACCCGCTTCGGCCTTGCCCCGGTATCCGCCGTTTGGCGTGTGATGCAGGTTCGCGTACACCTCGGGATAGCGAAGCTCGATTTCCTTCATCAGGGCAGCCTGCTCCTGCCCCTCGCGGTCGACGCGCTTGGCTCTCGGCTTCTTGGGCCGTACGGGCTTCATGATCACGGGCTTCATTGCTCCACCTGCCCAAGCTGGACCCGGATCTTCGCAATGCCTTCGGGCGACATGAAGGCCTGACCGCCGAACATGACCATCTCGTGGCAAGAGATCTCCTTGGCGCACCAGCGATAGCGGCGGCCCGGAGCGTTCTTCCAGTGGCACCATTTGCGCTCAGTCTTCCAGCGGATGGTTTTGGTATTGGCCAGCAGGTCGCTGGCATAGATCGGGATACCGCCGAACATCAGGGCTGGACTTCTCATGCGGCCACCTTCCCTTCGCTCACGAGGATATCTAGCGTTCGCACCACGCCTTCCAGATGCATGAACCGCAGCTCTTCGTGGCTGAAAGTGGTCTTGCTGCGCGAATCGACGGCGTCATGGCAGGCGCTGCACGCCCAGGCGCCCTGCAGGTCGTTCGGCTTGACGCCCACGCCACAGGTACCAGCCATGCGGTAGTGCGCCAGGACGGTTGTCTCCGGGTTGCCGTTGCACACACCCGGGATACGCACCTGGCACTCCCGGCCGCGTGCGGCCTTGGTCAGTTTCGATTGCCGCATCAGAATTTCTCCCCGGGCTTAAAGTTGTTAAGCAGCGATCGGGATGACGCGCGCACCGGCTGCGCGGCGGCTTGCTGCTGTTCGCGAGTTCCTGCGTAGTTGGCAAACCGGGCGAACTCGCCCTGGTGCTGCAGCAGGCAGTGGCCGACAGGCGCATGCCGGTGCTTAACCACATCGATTTCGGTGACCCCGCTCTGGCCCAAGTCCGAGTCAGCGTCGCGGTGGGCGATCAGGATGATGTCGGCGTCTTGCTCGATCTCCCCCGAGTCGCGCAGGTCGGACATCTGGGGCTTCTTGGCGGTGCGCGTCTCGATGCCCCGGTTCAGCTGGGCAAGGACGATTACCGGCACGTCCAGCTCTTTGGCCATGGCCTTGATGCCGCGACTGATAGCCCCCAGCTCAAGGTTCCGATTCTGTTGGCGACTGCCTGGCTCCGGCGCGATCAGACCGATGTAATCGATGACGATCAGATCGAGCGGCTTGGCCTTGTGCTGGAAGCGGGCGATGTTGCGGATTCGGCTCAGTGGGAGGCCGCCCTTCTGGCAGATGCGCAGGTCGGCATCACGCATGCGACCAACGGCAGCGGTGATTTTCTGGATCTGCTCGCCGTCAGCCATGGCCTTGCCGGTATCGATGTTGCCGGTGGTGACCGACGAGGCCGAGGCCAGGCTGCGCTTGGCCAGCTCCTTGCCGGCCATTTCCAGAGAGAACACCAGCGCGGACTTGCTCTCGCGAATGGTCAGATACTCGGCAATGCCCAGGCCCAGGGTCGTTTTGCCAGTACCTGGGCGACCGGCAACGATGATGACGTGCGAGCCACGAAGCCCTTGGATCGCTTCGTCCAGGTCGGTGAGCCCGGTGGAAAGGCCATTGATGCCTCGCCCATTGAATCGATCATCCATCTCGTCGATCACCGGCCCAAGCGCCTCGGCAAGCGTGATCACATCGGGCTCATCGTCCTCGGCATTGAGCGAAAGAGCTGCCTCCTGCACCTCAGCGATGATCTCGGCCATTGGCCTGGCCTGGGACGCGAGGTCGATGATGGTTTTCCCGAGGTCATTGACGATGCGAGCCTTGGATCGCTCAACGACGATCCGCGCATACTCCTTGGCGTTGGCCACACTGACAGTGTTGCGCATGATCTCGGCGGCGCGCACCAGGGTCATTTCGCCGCTGCTCAGCGTTGGCCTGATGTCGGCGAGGGACACAGGATCAGCCGGTCGGCCTGCTGACCGTGCGGCAAGGATCATGCTGAAGAGCTCGGCGGCGTCCTGCTGGTGGAAGTGCATAGGCGAAACCTTGGCGCCGATGGTTTCGATCAGGGACGGCTGGTGCATCAGCGAGCCAATGACGCCGAACTCGGCTTCCTCGGCAACAAGCGGGCGAGTAGCGATCATTGCTGCGCCTCCAGTACCTTGAGCACGGTGGATTCGCGGGTCAGGAACTCGATGTCGGCAGTCCAGCCGCGGTCATTGCTGCCGGTGTAGTGCTTGCTGGCCAGGCAGTCGCGGAAGTAGGCAGACCAGAATTCGCTTGTGCGGAATGGCTGAACGCCCTTGATCTTCAGATTCCAGCAATTCCGGATGTTGGTGCGGCGCTTGTCGTTGAGCTTCAAGCACTGTGGCAGGGCGTGGCCGCAGGTTTGGTTGTAGATCTCAACGATTCGGCTGTAGGGAATCTTGTCGGCTTTGGCTGGCTTGGGTTGGTCAGATGGGGTGGTGCCCTTGCCGTTGTCGTGACCAGCTTCCTCGGCTCCGGTCGATGCGGATGCGTCGACAACCAATGCGTTAGCATTGGTATTTGTATTTCTGTCTTTATTGTGTGGTAGAAACGCCACATTGGACGTGTCATAAACGCCACACTGTGGCACTTCCTTTGGCTTATTCGGATGGGGGTTTTTCTTGTCGATCTTCCACTCGCCGACCGGAGCGAAGCCGATCGGGCTGCGGCTACCCCCTTCACGGTGAATTACACCCTGGCGAAGCAGCTCGGAGATTGCGCGGGAAACGTCCTCACGGCGGATGCCGGACATCTGGGCGATGTACGACGCCGCTATGCAGGCGCTCTCCAGGTTGTAACCAGCGGTTTGGCGATGGATTGCCAGGGCGACACGAAGCTCGCGGCCTGACAGCTCAGCCCCGATCAGGGCCTCGTACAGGTCGTTGTCCATTCGGGTGAATCCGCTTTTCGGTTGGATGGTGGTGACAGTGCTCACGCGTCACCTCCGCACAGCGATGCCCGCAGATGCTCGACACACTCACGACGGAGTGCGGCTTTCGAGGTGGCTGCGTACTGGAGGCGAATCATTCGCGCGGCATTGAGTGCGGCGGATTTGTGGAAAGCTTTCTGATGATCTTGGGGCGGAATTCCGGTGTTGCTAGCATCCATTGCTGAGTGCATAATTGACCTCGTTGTTTGTTTCAGAAGACCGCCCTGCCAGGCGGTTTTTTTATGCCCGCGATTCGGGCGTTATGGGTGTCCGGCGCATCCGTGGTAGCTTTTTGCTTCCACACGAAAAGGCCATCGGAGGCCGGACATATGCGTTACGAGCAAAGTGCAGGGAAACTCCTTGAAGCCCTGGCGAACGGGGCCCCCAGTGGCATTCGTGAGATCAGTCGAGATCCGTTCTTGGGCGACCAGATCAACAAGCTCTACTACGCCTACCCGTGGTTCTTGCTTGAGTGTCTTGACAAGCAGTTGCGAGCCAAGCTCTACCTGCCATGGGAAGACCCGGAACGATTCGAGCCCCTTCGGCTGCACTTGGCGATTACTCATCACTGGCGCCTTGAAGAGGTTCGCCTGCTGAAAGATGACGAGTTGCTGGATCTGCTTCGCCCTGAGCTGATGGCTCTCCAGCTCGAATCTGCTGATGTGCAGAACATTCTCGAGCGGCTGGATGATCTGGTAGCCCAGCCAATCCATCAGGATCTTCAGGGGCGCATCCGGACCGAGTAATCGCAGCCCGCTGCTTGGCGAGATCGAGAGCACGCTGGAGGTCACCGGCTCTGGCAAGCAAGCGCTCCATCTCGGCCTTGTGCCAGGCAGCTCTGTCCTCAATCGTCTCGAAACCATTCCCTTTGGGCCACAAAACCACCAAGGGGCCTTCAGCGCCGACATCCAGCGCTTCGATGCCCGCCAAGATCTGGTAGGCAGCCTCCACAGGAGTGCCCGTCGCTCGAGCCGCAATGGCTTGCAGCGCGATTTCCCGCTCCCGGCCGGAGAGAGGCGGCGCAGCATTGCCGATGGTCGCCTCAGTGAAAGTGCTGCTCTGTTCGCTGCTCATCGCCCGCTCCTACTGGTTACATTCACAGGTGTTTTGGTCATCTACTGGCGAAATGCCACGAGATGCAGAATGCTCATCACGAAGCGGCCATGTCCTCTGGCGGGTACAAATCCGGCCTCAGCTGATGGCGCGTTACTTGACCGCCAACAGCCTTTTCAAAAGGGATGACCAGATCGGCCGGCACCTTTTGGTTGCGGTGAACGCATTGCCAGATACGCGGCTGACTCGTGTTGCACCTCCTTGCGAGTTCTGCCTGGCCCCCGGCCAGACGCACTACCTCGTCAATTGGTCTTTCTGTGTTCGGCATGTCTGCGTGCCTCAATGGATCATGCACCCGATGATAACTCAAGTTATAGATAAGGCAAACACATGTTATTTGATGACTAATAACGTGTGTTTTACCCTTGCAGGCATGAACAAGCCCTCTGAAATGCTCAAAGACCGCATCCTTGAACGCCGCACAGCTCTGGGCCTCAGCCAAGCCCAGCTGGCCGAGAAGTCTGGGGTAAGTCAGGTCACGATCCAGCACCTCGAAAGCGGCCGGAATTCGACTTCCAAAAAGCTCCTTGAGATCGCTAGGTCTCTTGGGGTTACGGCAGAATGGCTGGCATCCGGGAAAGGAGTTACTCACGAAGCCAGTAACGTGAAGGAGCTCAGGGAGCAGCCTGAATCTTTCCGCTATCCAGTGATCAGCTGGGTGGCCGCCGGTGCTTGGGCCGAAGCTGTCGAGCCGTTCCCACCCGGATATTCCGACCGCTATGAGATGTCTGATTACGATTCCAAGGGGGCCGCATTCTGGCTTGAGGTCAAAGGCGACTCGATGACATCACCGGTGGGCATAAGCATCCCAGAGGGAATGCTTATCCTGGTTGATACTGAAGCCGAGGCTACACCTGGCAAGCTCGTGATAGCCAAGCTGGCCGACAGCAACGAAGCTACGTTCAAGAAATTGGTGGAGGACGGAGGGAGGCGGTTTCTAAAGCCGCTCAACCCTGCCTACCCCACAGAAATGTGCTTGGAGGGCTGCCGAATCGTAGGAGTCGTAGTGCGCGCCACGATGAAACTGTAACGATTGCCTCCCTAGAGCCCGGCTTGCGCTGGGTTTTTTTTCGCCTGCCGAAAGCCGCTTTGTCCAAAAAAATCCTACACAGGGTATTGAAAATTTCGCGAGCAAGAGATAACTGTATATGCGTACAGTACAAGGAGTTTCAAACCATGCTTCACCTCGCCTTCTCGCACTCCCCATCCCTTTCCTATGAGCGGCTCGGATACCGCATACAGCAGGCGATCTCCTCGCCGCATGTACAGAAAAGGCAGTTTGTTGAAGTCAGACCTGGCGCGGACGAATCCCCTGCCGACTGGAGGCGATTGATCTCTGATCTAGAGGAAACCTCGGGCATCAAAATTGAGGCTTTGGAATCAGGTCTGATCCGTATCGGATGGAGAGAATTCACTGAAGCATGAGCACCTGCCCGCCCAGCGCGGGCATTTTTTTTGGTCGGATATATAACTTGAGTTATTGACACATGGAAAACCTAGGTTATTATTCAACCCATAACACAGGTTATAGGCAGCTACGGCAGCCACCGCTCTTTACACAACCAGACGTGACCACCTCGACGCACCCAGGCCATTACCTGGGTCGGGAAAAGCTAAGTCGTCGACCACGCAGCCTCTGGATAGCTGCCGGACTCCCCCATGGGAGGACGCCAAACCATGCAGCCAGCCGGGAAGAACACCGAACACGAAATGTGTGACCCGGCCAGGTGGGGATAGCCGCGGCAACAAGCATGGTGCGGATTACAGATTTCACTGGCTGGCCTTGGTGACAGGGCCAGACGGGAAATCAACCCCACGGAGCAACACCCCATGCTTGGAAAACTGTTCGGCAAGAAAGGTCGTGAAGCCCGCGCTGCGATGCAGGTGGTTCAGAACCGCGACCTGATGCAGGCGATCGTCTACGGCGCCTTCTACGTCGCCGCTGCCGACGGCGAGATCGGCGAAGACGAGATCAAGAAGACCGAGAAACTGATCGCAAACACGCCTCAGCTCAAAGGCTTCGGACCGGAGCTGTCCAGCACCATGGACCGCGCCGAGAAAGACTTCCACGACGGCGGCCACCGCATCCTGCGAATGAACGCCGAGAAGGAGCTGAAGGACCTGGCCCACTCGCCGGAAGAAGCGGCCATCGTCATCAACGTCATGCTGACCATCGCCGAGGCCTCGGGCGACATCGACGACAAGGAAATGGCCGTCCTTGAGAAGTCGGCGAAGCTGATGGGCCTCAGTCTGAAGGATTACCTGTGATCCGAGTCGGATCGTTCGCGATCATCACCGTTGCCGTCGTGTGGCTGGTCATGCGCGGCATCGACTACGGGACCTGCGCCTGGTACGGCCACCAGACCGAGCGCGACACCCGCTACGCCGCATTCGTCGGCTGCATGGTGAAGACCAGCAGCGGATGGGTGCCACGCAACGAACTGCGCACCCAGCAGTAGCACCACGTCAGCCTGACGAAAACTGCCCGATCCAACTGGTTCCCCATCACCAGGCTGCATCGGTGTGCGATCTGAATGCGCAGGCTGATGCGCAAGGAAAGACCCAACGGGCTTTGTACGACCTGCCTAACACGCTGCTCGTACACCGACACTCCGTAGGGCTACTCATCTAACCACTGCCCTTTGATGCGGCAAGCCGGAAGAGTGCAGTACCGGCCAGATCACACACCCCTGCAGCCCTTAAGGCGCACCCTCGTACGCTTTACAGCTCGTAACACTCATCACCATGCACATTAAGTCGGCTGAATTGGTCGTGACGTTCGCCCTCCCCTGGTCCGGGAGGTGCACGGCAGCGAGCGTCACGACCAATGCAGCCCACCGAGGACGCTTCATGGAAACGATCACTTGCGGCTCATGGATTGGCCAGCTCGGCAAGGCGCTGGCTCCCCGTGAGCTGGAAGCACTGTTGTGGGTGGCTCAAGGCCTCACCACCAAAGAAATCGCCCGCGAGATGGCAGTAAGCCCGGGCACCGTGGCCAACCGCATCGAGGCCGCGCTGTTCAAGCTGGAGGCGGGGCGCCGCATCGAAGCGGTCACCAAGGCCATGCGCCAACAGATCATCAGCCCGCTCTGCATCGTCCTGGCCGGCCTCATCGCCATGCACGCAGTCATCAACGACAGCGACCCGATGCGCCGAGACCGCCGCGCGCCAGAGCGCCGCACCGCCCAAGTTCGAATCGTTCGCAAGGCTGAGGCCTTCGAGCTCCACGCCTGACCCACTGAGGACCACCCATGCAGACAACAATGCACCCGGCCTTCCAAGAGAAGGTGGACACGCTCAAGGCGCTCTTGGCGCGCACTCAGGAGGCTCGTGACGAGGCCTTCGCCAAGATAGGCCAGGGCGCGCCGCGCTATCAGGCATCTGGAAAGGGCAAGATCTGGGATGTGATCGAGATCGCCACCGGCGCCAAGCAGGGCTTTGCGTACAGCTACCAGACGGCCATGCGCTTTGTGGATGCAATGGAGGCAGGCGCTGCGAGCAAGCAAGGCGGCATGCAATGAGCAAGCGCAAATCGCACAACATGCGCGCCCGGCTGGAGCGAACTTGCAGGGCCCTGGTCTCGGCCAACCACGCCGCCGTGGTGAACATCGACCCCAGCGGCCAGCAGGTGCTGGTCAACTGGAAGAACCTCAAGCAAATCTGCGTGCGCCAGGTGGTTGATGCCGTGTGCGACATCCCGCATCGATGGACCATCTACTTGAGCGTGCTGTGCCGAACAGAGCTCGGCGAGCGGTACCACAAGTCGATTGAGGTCGCGCCACAGGGCAACTACCGGGCCGACCACCTGACCGACGTAATCGAGACTACCTACACCGACCTGCGGGCCAAGGCCAACCCTAACCACTTGGTCGCGGCCGGCTGGATCGCCATACCCACCGACACAACGCTCGACGAAGCAGAGGCCGCCAAGATCTTTGCCGCCGTCGGCGCCTGGAATCAGCAGAAAGTAGCATAAAGCGAATCACAGCACGCGTCCGGCACGGCCGGCGCCAGCAGCACATCAATCTGCCGCCCAGCGGCTTGGGAGGTACCGGCCATGGCGAAGACGCCAGCCCAACGCAAGAAGGAACAGCGCGAGCGGGACAAGCTGACGGCAGAGGAGCGCGAAGCTCGATTGCTGTCACGCCGCATTGTCACGGACCTCTATCACAGCACGGACAACGCGCTTAAGCGCTCGATGGCTCGCGCCGGGTTAGAGGAAGAGCAGGACCTGATAACACGCCTGATCCACGGTGCCGAGCGCCTCACGGACAAGCAATTCGAAAAGCTGATTCGCATAGCGTGACACCCCGCCGTGACAGGCGGACCACAAACATTTGCCCCATCGCCACCATGCCGCCCGCCGGCCACGGAGGAACACCCATGCCCATTCGCCACGCAGTGATGCACTTCATCGACAAGAAGCCTGACGGTAGCCCGGCAGCCCTGCACATGGCCAGCGCCAGCCTGCCGGAAAGCGGCGCCATCGAGAACCTGATGAACGATGTGAACGAGGGCTACAACGCCAAGACCGGCAAGGCTTGGGGCTTCTTCCACAGCGAGTCCGGCGCCTACCCTCTCAGCGGGTGGCTGGCCAAGGTCGTCAGCGGTGACATGCAGTTCCTCGACTTCACCCGCACGGCGGTGGAGCACCTGACGCGTCTCATGGAGGAATCCAATCTGGCAGTCGGCGGGCACGTCCTGTTCGCGCTTTATCAGCAGGGCCTGACCGAGTATCTGACCATCGCCATCCTGCGCCAGGCCGAGACCATTTCGGTTGCCGATGACTTAACCGTGTCGGTTTCGCGCAACCTCGATACCAGCGCCCTGCACTTCGCCGCCCGGATCAACCTGAGCGAGTGGAAGAACAACCCGGCGTCGCGACAGTACATCTCGTTCATCAAGAGCAAGAACGGCAAGCGGCTTTCGCACTACTTCCAGGACTTCATCGGCTGCCAGGAAGGGGTCGACAGTCCAGGCGAAACGCGCACGCTGCTCAAGGCCTTCACCGATTTCGTGAAGGTCGAAGATCTGCCGGCCGAAGTCGCCAGCGAGAAGAGCCAGCATCTGGTGGCCTATGCCCAGGCGCAGCACAAGAACGGCGAACCGGTCAGTCTGGAAGAGCTGTCCGAGGCTCTGAACGAAGACAAGCCGAATACCTTCGCCGACTTCATCCGGGCTGGCGACTACGGAATATCCGAAAGCTTTGCCGCCGACAAACGCACCCTCAACCAGTACCGCCGCTTCACTGGTCGCGCCGAAGGCATGTCGATCAGCTTCGAGTCACACCTTCTTGGAGATCGGGTCGAGTTCGACCCATCGAACAGCAGCATCACCATCAAGAACATCCCAACCCAACTGGCTGACCAGCTGAAGCGCAGCGCGGCCTGATACCTGGAGAAAGTCATGACCCAATCTGTACTGCAATCCATCGCCGCCGCTGACCTTCCGGAACGCGGTCAACCGCTGGCTGGCGGCATCTTCGTTACCCGCTACTGGCTGAACGGCCAAGAGCGCGCCCTGGTGCTCATGCCCGATGAGTTCGAGGGCGCCTGGGGCGAATATGGAGCCAAGATCGAAGGCGCCGGCAGCTACAGCGACGGTGAGGCGAATACCCGCGCTATGGCCGAGGCTGGCAGCCAGATCGCCATCAAGGCCTTGGAGCTGGGTGCATTCATCCCGTCCTGCCTGGAAGGCCAGCTGGTGATGGCGGCCAAAGCCGACCGCCTGGTGACCGTGCGTGAAGATGGCTGGCACTGGATGAGTTCGCAGCGCTCCGCCAACGACGCCTGCACCATGGGTTTTGAGGATGGCTGGCTCCTCAGCTTCCACAAGGACTACGAGTTCCTCGTCCGCCCCGTCCGCAGCCTTCCAATTCAGTAATTCACCCCTTCATTCCTTTCTTCGCAGGCGATTCCGGGTTCGTCAGGACGGCGATCAGACCAGAAGCGCGCCGGGAAGCGCCGGCCGCCTGCACCTAATTCCATCAGGAGCACCGGCATGAACCAAGCCCCATCGATCAAGACCAAGAACCTGCACGTGACCTTCAACTTTTTTGCTCCAGAGGAGCCGCAGGCCACCGTCACCCAGTTCGCCGCCGGGCTGGCTGAATTGGTTCCAGGTATGAAGCCAGCCCCGCCTGCCATTGGCGAAGTCTGGCTAGGCCAGGGCGGCATCTACGGCGGCCTGCGTCTCTACCCCGAAGGCATGTGTCACGTCATCTTCGCCACCGCCGACGTAGGCAAACATGCCTTTGGCGATGCCGGAATCGAGATCGAAGGCACCAACCAGGTCGACGGTCTCGCTAACACTACTCTCCTGATTGCCCGGGAAGGCAAGCACCCGGCAGCCATTGCAGCAACCGGCTACAGCGCAGACGGGCACAACGACTTCTACCTGCCAGCCTCTGGCGAGCTGCATCACGGCTATCTGCACCTGCCTCAGGCGTTCGAGAAGGCCTGGTACGTGTCGAGTTCGCAGCGCTCCGCCTACAACGCCTACTTCTTGGATTTTGAGGATGGCTGGCTCGTCAACTCCCACAAGAACTACGAGTTCCTCGTCCGCCCCGTCCGCAGATTCCTTCAGTAATCCAATTCTTCATTCCTGGGCGCCTCGGCGCCCTCGCTTCTAGGAGGCCAGGATGGCCCTGCACACAGAGCTTGAGATCCACAAGGTGGCCGAGGAGCTGCTCCAGCTTTCCCTTGCCCTGGTTCGACACATCCCGCGCGATCTAAAGCAGATCGCGGGCAACAAGATCCGAGACGTATGCATCGAGGTTTTGCTGCTGATAGGTCGAGCGAACATGGCGCGCGACAAGCGCCAGCACCTGACCCAGGTGATCGAAAGCACCTGGGCGCTCAACTACCTGTTCAGGGCGCTTTCCGATAGCGGTGCTATCAGCCGTGGACAGCACGCCAAGGTCATGAAGCTAACAGCCTCAGTAGGTCGCCAGGCGAACGCCTGGAAGAAATCCGCAACCGCGTCCGCCGCTTGAGGGTTAAGGCCCTCCTGCCTGCACGCTGAATCTGGTCGTGCCGCTGATCTGTGATCACCGCCATGCGCACCACGGATACCACCATCAGATGCTGGAAGGTCCGGCGCAGTCGCCAGGCTGAGTAATCGTCCTGGCGACGTAGATAGCACGATAGGTCGCAGCGCTCCGCCAACAACGCCTACAACATGGATTTTGAGGATGGCTGGCTCAACAACTACCACAAGAACAACGAGTTCCTCGTCCGCCCCGTCCGCAGATTCACTCGTTGCGAGCTTCACCTTCGAGGAATTGGCCCAGGCCTACTACGATTGCCGGCGGCACAAGCGGAACACCGCGAGCGCCCGGCGCTTCGAAGTCGACATGGAGGCCAATCTCCTCGACCTATTCGACGATCTCCAGGCTGGCACCTACCGGCCTGGCCGATCTATCTGCTTTGTGGTAACCCGGCCAAAGGCCCGCGAGGTGTGGGCCGCCGACTTCCGCGACCGCATCGTTCACCACCTGCTGTACAACCGCATCGGCCCCGCCATCGAGCGCAGCTTCATAGCGGACAGCTGCGCCTGTATCCCAGGGCGCGGCACGCTGTACGCCGGCAAGCGAATGGAAGCGAAGATCCGCAGCCAGACGCAGAACTGGTCGCGGCCTGGCTTCTACCTCAAGTGCGACCTGGCCAATTTCTTCGTGTCGATCGACAAGCGCGTGCTTGGACGGCAGTTGGCCGAACGGATCGACGATCCGTGGTTCAGGCAGCTTGCCCTGCAGGTGCTGATGCATGACCCACGGGAAAACTACAGCGATCGCAGTCCGGCGCACCTGTTCAACCGGGTGCCGCAGCACAAGCGCCTCACTGCGCAGCCGTCGTACTTGGGCCTGCCCATTGGCAACCTATCATCGCAGTTCTTCGCCAACGTCTACCTCGACGCCTTGGACAAGTTCTGCAAGCACACGCTCAAGGCCAAGCACTACATCCGCTACGTCGACGACTTCGTTCTGCTGCATGAGTCGCCACAGCAACTGAATGACTGGCTACGGCAGATCGAAGACTTCCTGCCCGGCCTAGGCGTCAGGCTCAACCCGTCGAAGACCATCCTCCAGCCGATTGACCGTGGCGTGGACTTCGTTGGGCATGTGATCAAGCCCTGGCGCCGAACCACCCGCAAGAAATCGGTGGCCCAGGCCATGAAGCGCACAGCTTCTGCGCCAGCTGAGAACCTGCGCGAGACAGCCAACAGCTACTTCGGTCTGCTTAGTCAGGCCAGTCATAGCCAGAGAGACCGTGCTGCACTGGCCAACTTGGTGCTGCGGCGCGGGCATGTGGTCAATGGCGCGCTGACGCAGACCTACCCAAAACGATAAACCAACACTTCTGCCGCATCCGGCCACGGAGGGCGGCGCATGCATGGAGAAAGCCATGAGCAACTACAACTGCGACTACGTTCGCCGGCATTACGACGTGCCGGCCGAGATCGGGCGACGCGTGATCGCCAACGGTGAGCCCGGCGTCATCATGGCCGACCGCGGCCACTACATCGGTGTGATCCTCGACAGCGACCCGAAGAAGCGCATCCGCAACTACCACCCCACCTGGGAAATGCAGTACGGCGAGATGGCCGAGAAGCTGCCGCTCAAGGAGTGGGAAGTGCTCACCAACTGCATGTACGACTGGGATGACGTCAAGTACATGCTGGGCGATGCCCGCCATTACGTGCAGCGCGTGTGGGCGGCTACCCGCAGCCAGGCCAAGTACCGGGTGTATCAAGACCTTGCCGAGTGCTTCAACGACGACGCTACAGCCATGCTGAGCTTCAAAGTTCGCGCTGCCGCCTGACCCTCCGGCGCCGCCCGCCAGCGCCTTCCCCTATTCAACGATAACGCCTCCCCGGCGAGGGCGGCGCCTGCCTGGAGGCACCATGAAGATTCAGATCAGGACGCTCTACAAGTGCGGCTCCTGCGGCGAAATCCACGACGATGAAGATGGAGCCCGGGAGTGCTGCCAGCCAGAAGTGGAGGAGATGTTCGAATGCCCAGCATGCAAGACCATCCACGACGGCGAGGACGAAGCTCGCTTGTGCTGCGGCATCGACTCGATCAAGTGCCCGTCCTGCTATCGGGATCACTCATCCATCACGCTGTCGTTCCAGGCAATCAAGATCGCCGGCCACTGCACAACCTGCAACCCGCTGTTCACCATAGACCAGCAGCAAGCCATTCAAGACCTGCACTACCAGATAACAGGACTGCGCGAGCATTTGTTCGAATGATTTCGGCCGCACCGTTCCCGCCCCGCCGCACTGTCGGCGCAAGCAATGGAGATTGCCCATGAACCCCTACCAGATCACTGGGCCGGCGCAGATCGGCGTCAGTGGTGGCCGCACAAGCGGGCATATGCTCTGGAAAATACTGGAGGCCTACGGCGGAAAGCTACCGGCAGACGTGCACGCCTTTTTCCAAAACACCGGCAAGGAGCGCGAAGAGACGCTGGTCTTCATCGACGCCATGGCCAAACACTGGGGCGTCAACATCGTTTGGATGGAGTGGTGCCGGGTGTACGGCCAGCCGGACGACGCGCCCTGGTACAAGATCGTCGACTTCGAGACGGCCAGCCGCAACGGCGAGCCCTTCACCATGATGCTCGAGTACTACCAGGCATACCGGAAGGCTGAGAAGAACCTGCCGGCGGTGCTGCCGAACTTCAGCAACAACATGTGCACCGCTTACCTCAAGGTGAAGATCGGCGAGAAGCACATGCGCGCCCTGGGCTACGACGAGTGGGACTGCATCGTCGGTATCCGCTACGACGAGCCCCGCCGCTACAGTCGGATGATGACCGCCAACGAGCGCGGCAACGCCCGATGGGACAGCGTCTGCCCATCCTACGTCGCTGGCATCATCAAGGAAGACGTGGCGGCTTTCTGGGCCGAGCAGCCTTTTGATCTGGGAATGGACTCGGACTACGGCAACTGCGACCTGTGCTGGAAAAAGAACGAGGCCAAGCTGATCAGGACCATTCAGGAAGACCCGTCAAGGGTGATCTGGTGGTCTGGCACCGAGGAGCGATTCGGCCAGGTGTTTCGGCAGGACCGCCCCAACTACCGGGCACTGGCCTGGTCCGCCGACCAGCGCGCAAGACAAACGGACTTCGACTTCGATTACCTGGCCGAAGACATCGACTGCTTCTGCGGCGATTGAACTTAGAGGCTGGTCGGCAGCTGAGGATTCACAATCCCCGAGTACACAACATTAGTGCTGTTGATGACAGGCCTCTTCACCCCGTCTCTGCGCTCTTCCTCAATCAGCTGCTGCATTGCAACGGTGTTCAGCCACTGACCACGGTCCAAAATTCTGGTTACCGTTCCAGAAACAACGTACTGGCCGCAATCTGTACAGTCGATATCGACATGATCAACCCCTGATACGACCTCCGCATCACCCCTGTTACAGACCAAGCATTCCATAAGAACCTCCTTTTCATGAGCGGCCAACTATAGCTGCGAGGTATCCCTATGCCCACAGAAAACAAAATAGATTGCCCGGCATTGCACAAGCGATTCGGCGGCTACCCGTACGGCGATCGCGTGCCGCGTACGGTCCGCATGCTGGTTACCGTAACCTCCGATCGCATACCAGGCGTTGAGCCCGCCCACACGCCCGAGGCAAGGGCAGGACAAACCTATCCAGCTTGGACCAATAGCCACGGCGCCGTAGTCGCCGTAATGGATGACGGCGCCCGACTCGGCCTGCGCCCGGCGGAGTTCGAGGTCGACAGCTGGCACCACCTTGCAGACGAGGCAGCGCCACAACACGCCGAGCCTATAGCCTGGATGGTTGGTACTGCCATCTGGTGGACCAAAGAAGAGGCAGAGAGGGATGCGGCGGTGACTGGGCTGCCGATTGTTGGCCTGGGCCCGATGATAGGCATAGCACCTGCAGAGCAGATCCAGGGCGAGCCGGTTCTTTGGAGATACAGGAAGACTCCGGCAAGAAGCTGGTTCTACACCGCACACAAGCGCAGCGCTGAAATAGCCCTGTGTGACGGCTACATTGTTGAAGAGTTCTACACCCGCGCAGATCCTGACGAGGCTGACGACCTGTTGGCTTCGACGAGCCTTGAATTTGGAGAGCGCCTGGATGCGGTCGAGAAAGAGCGCGACACTCTGCGCGCCCAACTGGCCGTGCGGGATGCGCTGCTGCGAGACAACTCAGGCAAGTTGATACGCATGGCTGCCCACCTGATCAGCGCCCCGCTATTCGCACTGCAAGATCTGCAAGACGAAGACAAGAAAATGACCAGGGCGCGTGTTGATGCTGCCGTTGACGTTGCAGATGCAAGGCTGAAGGACGCCGCATACGAACTGCGCCGCATCGCTGACGCCTTATCCGCCAGCGCAGAGCCGCGGGTGAAGTCGTGAAGACGCACTTCGCACCATTCACTGATCTGGAAGACCTTGAGCAAGCACCGTGCGGCACCTGGCTAGGGGAATACCCTGAGCTGTCAGGCGACTGGGCCGAAGTCGACTGCCTGCTCTGCCAGAAACGCAAGGAAAGGATCATCGCAGCCGCCGCTGATGAAGAGCGCTTCATCGTCGAGCAGATGGGCGACATGGCGGCCTTCATGCGCGCGGCAGACTCCGCCGAGAAAGAGAACATCTGTACTCCTCAGCTGTAACCCGCTCTCCTCTATTTTGAGCAGGAGAACTGGTCGAACTGAGGGATGGTGTCGGTGGCGACTCGACGGGCACGGCCCACGCCCCAAGCAAGGGCCCTGGTCATCGACTCGCCAGGCCGAGCATCAAAGGCTTCCTCATGAATAGCCATGCCGCCTGCTGCATACACCCCGATGAACATCTGAGTGCTGCCAGTTCGCGACAGTCGCACCTGGATATCGATGTATGTTCCGCCATCGAGTGTCTCGTTGTGAGTGCGGTGGTGAAGCGTCGGGTCAGCCCAGGCCCAGAAAACATCACCGCGTATTCTCATGAAGCTCTCCTACGACTTTAGTTGTAGTTAGGTGTTGTATTGCCACCATAGCGAACACCCGATTTTCTGCAAATCCGCCGAGCCGATCTGTGAGCTGAATCGGACAATCGGCAATCCCCTCCCCCTCTATTCACTGCCGCGATATGGCGGCCAAGGAACCTGCATGCCTGGAAAACAGCATCCGCTCGACGTGCGTAGCGTCGGCGAAGACACCTACATCTGCATGAGCAAGGGTCACCACAACCTCGAAGAGTTCATGAAGGCTGCCGTCGCGGATCACCCTGGCTGGTGCCTGGGTGGGCCTGAGCATGTCTGGATCAAGACAACCCCGGGTCACGGCACCTACGACTGCATGTACAACATCGTGCCCCAGGGTACCCGTGGTGCATGGCCGGCGACCTACTGCTGGGAGTTCGGCGAGGACTACAAACGCTACAACGCCGAGGTGCAGCCATGACCCGCCTCGCCCTCTGCCTCCTGCTGCTGGCCACCGGCGCCAGCGCAGCCGAGAACGTCATCGACGTGCAGCACGACAGCCAGCGCGGCGTCACCTGCTACCTGCTGAATGGGGTCGGCATCAGCTGCATCCCCGACAGCCAGCTGAAGGCCGGCAACGAGCGCCAGCTCTCCCCGCACGAAACCCAACCCGAACCTACACCCGCTCTGGCGCCTGGGCGCTGGATTGATGAGAGGTATTCAATGTGAGCGAAATGATCGAAGTAAGAGCCAGGGAGTTGACCGGGCACGCGCTCGACTACTGCACCCTGGTGGCAAACGGCAAGCAGGCTCGGATGACTGAATCCGGGGTTCGACAGGCAATTGGCGGAAGCGTTTTCAAGCGCTTCAGCCCCACATCTGACAGCCGATTAGCCAGCGAGCAAATCCTCAGCCATCGGGTGCGCTTCGATGCGCTGCTTCCTGGATTCGCGTTCTCGGCAAGGGTCGGCGACGTGACCTGTGGCGGCGACACAATCGACATAGCCGCCTGCCGAGCAATCGTCGTTGCATCGCTTGGCGAGGCATTCGCCCTGCCGCGCCATGTGGCGCCTGGGCGCTGGATTGATGAGAGGTGTGAGCTGTGAGCGAATTCACCACCATTGTCGTGCGAGGGCTTGGGCGTCATCCCCGGAGCATCGTCGTCGACGGCGCCGTATATGAGGTCACCTGTTCTTCCGACGGCCATATCCCGGCTCAAGTGCACGAGCTTGAACAGTTTGTGGACTGCGCCCGCGCCGGCGACCTTTCTGAAATGCGCTCTGGGGAGGTCGTATCGCACGCCCAGTCGGTCAAGAGCCTGTCGGTAGCCATGCGCGCCAGAGGGTTCGAGCCGTGAGTGACCTGATCGAAGTGAAGACAGCAGACCTGGCCGGCGAGGCGCTGGGGTGGGCAGTCGGCAAGGCGGAAGGCTTGGGCCTGCAGCTGGCCCCGCCCGGCTACAACGGCGTGCCGTGGCGTGTTTTCGCGCGGTACCAAGGCCAGGCGATCGAGCACACCAAGCGCTACAACCCATGGGAGGACTGGGCGCTGGGCGGGCCGCTGATTGATAAGTACGAGGCCGACTTTCAATGGGCGCGCCCTGGAATGCTGAGGGCGGTTGTTTCGGTTGGTCAGTCTGTCGGGGCGGCTCGCGCAGAAACCCACCTACTTGCCGCCGGACGCGCAATCGTCGCCGCCACGCTCGGCGATACCGTCCAGGTGCCGAAGGAGCTGATGCCATGACCGAACAAAGCACCAAGGAATTCTACTCTGCCGATCAAGCCTCGCAGCATGCTGCTGAATGGTGCAAGCGCAACCCCGCATGGCGACGGATCTGCGATATCCCGGATATCTCCGTGTTCGAAAAAACCTACGATGAGATCCCAAAGCGCGAGCGCGCCTACTGGGATAAGAACGGCGGCGAAGATTGCTGGCGTGAATTCGGCGCCAGAGGAACCAAGGTGCCTACCGGATTCATCTCTGGAAAGGGCGAGTTCTTCGATCACGTCCTCAAAGTGCCGCATCATCACAACATGATGATGGTGTACCGCGTCGGCAAGAGGTGGAAGCCATGATCGCCCTCGCCTACATGGCCTACCTGATCTACAGGGGGCCGCGATGAGCACGCCGCCACTCATAAGCAGCCAGCGATACCTGAACCGCGAGGTGGTCGCCAGGAAGGCTGCAAAGTTCAAGGTATTTGTAGTTCGGACAGTTGATTTGGCGATGCGCGGGCGGGTCTACCGCATCATCCTGGACGGCCACCACAATCTTGCCGCTGCCCGCCTCATAGGCGCCGAGCCGAAGTGGAAAGGACCTCCAGCAAAGTTCGAGCACATGATGAGCAGCATGTCAGCTCAAAGCCTCGCCGACTTCCTGATCAACAACCTCACCGATAGCGATTGGTACTTCCACGACACCGGCCAGGTAGTCGAAGAACTGCTCGCGCCGCAACTGTAACCCCTCCCCCTACTACTCAAGCCCGCCGACAGCGCGGGCATGGAGAGCTATTGCCATGATCATCGATGACGTGATGACGGACAAAATCACGCTCCACGGCCTGGGCTTCGTTCAGGTCCAGCTGCAGGGCGAGCAGCGCCTGCATGTTTGGCACCCCGAACTGCCCCGGCGCAGCTGCTTCGAGCACTCGGCAATCCACGATCACCGCTTCAGTTTCGTCTCGCGGGTGCTTACCGGCGAACAGATCAACCACCGCTATGAGCCTCTGCGCCATGCCGAAGGCGAGTTTGTGATGTACCTGCATGAAGGCAAGCGCCAGCAGGGCGGCGGCCGACCTTGGACGCCAGATGGCCGTGCCGACATGGTTCACCAAGGAACCGACCTGATTTACGCGGGCGGCGAGTACCGGACAGGCGCGTATGACTATCACCGCACCGAGCCAGGCGGCGACGGCCGAGTCGCCACCATCATGCAGAAACGTGACGAATACCCGCGCGGCGCCCACTCCACCTGCCGCTACGGAGTCCAGCCGGACACCGACTTCGACCGCTACCAATGGCCCACCGCTCGACTCTGGGAAGTCGTGCGCGACGTGCTGCTGGCCTGACCACCAACCTGCCGCCACCGGCGGCGTGGAGACCATCCCATGGAAACCGAGATCCTTTCGGACGAAGAGTTGGTGGCAATCACCGGCTACAAGCCCCGGGCGTGGCAGCGCCGCTGGCTCACTGAAAAAGGTTGGCACTTTGTCGAAAGTCGCGGCGGCCGGCCACTGGTGGGCCGCCAATACGCCCGCCAGAAGCTCAGCGGCGTGGTGATCGACACCGTACCGGTCGCTGCAGTACCGCCCCCGGCGCCAGCCTGGACACCTGATTTCTCCCGAGTAAAGTGACATGCGACCCAGAAGTACCGAGAACCGCGATCTGCCGCCAGGCATGTACCGGCGCAAGCGCACCAGGAAGAACGGAAAAGTGTGGGTCGGGTACTACTACCGCGACCAGGCCGGCAAGGAATTACCTCTCGGTACCGACCTGGTGCAGGCCAAGCTGAAGTGGGCCGACCTCGAAGCAAAGGCCACGCCAGCCGAGCTGAAGACGATGAAGGGAATCTTCGACGAGTACGAGCGCAAAATCATCCCGGGCAAGGCCGCCAGGACCCAGAAGGACAACATCTACGAGCTCAAGCAGCTGCGCGCCGTGTTCGAGTCAGCGCCCATCGATGCGATCACGCCGGCCATGATTGCCCAGTACCGCGATTCGCGCTCGGCAAAGACCAGGGCAAACAGGGAGATCGCCCTGCTCTCCCATGTTTTCAACACGGCAAGGGAATGGGGGCTCACCACCAGGGATAACCCTTGCCTGGGTGTGCGCAAGAACAAAGAGAAACCTCGCGACTATTACGCCAACGAAGCGGTGTGGAAGGCGGTGTATGAGGAAGCGTCGGAAGAATTGAAGGACGCTATGGACTTGGCATATCTCACGGGCCAGCGACCAGCAGATGTGCTTTCAATGCGAAGGGACGATATTGAGGGGATCTATCTGCTGGTGAGCCAAGGCAAGACAGGGAAGCGTCTTCGGATCATGCTGCAGGCGAATGGTGTGAACAACAGCCTGGGTACTCTGCTGGAGCGCATCATGCGCCGAAACAGTGAGCACCTTTCGCCGTTCTTCATCCTGAACAGCAACGGAAAGCGATTGTCCTGGGAGATGTTGCGTAACCGCTGGCAGGACGCCAGGGAGACAGCGCGGGTGAAGGCAATCAGCAACAAGCAGCCGGAACTTGCAAACCGAATCGCTCAGTTCCAGTTCAGGGACATCCGACCCAAAGCCGCATCCGAAATCAACGATCTCACTGATGCAAGCTTGCTGCTGGGCCACTCGAAAGAGGGGATTACCGAGCGGGTCTATCGTCGCGTCGGCGCCATCGCGAAGCCTTCAAAAGGCTGA